CTATACGGTCTTCAACGCGGCCCAGACGGAGGGCTGCGACCTCCCCACCCCCGCACCGCTCCGCACGGTGGAGCCGCTGGACGCGGCGGAGGCGATCATCACCGGGTGGCAGGACGCGCCGCGCTGGCTGACGGTGGACGGGGACAGCGCCCACTACCGCCCCAGCACCGACACGATCACCCTGCCCCCGCGTGGGCGGTTCGTCTCCCCGGTGGCCTACTACGCCACCGCGTACCACGAGGCGATCCACGCCACCGGCCACAAGAGCCGACTGGCGCGTGACCTCGCCGGGTACGGCCAGCAGTACGCGCAGGAGGAGCTAGTCGCTGAGGTGGGAGCCGCCTTCCTGCTGGCTGAGGTGGGGCTGGACGGGACGGAGGTGCTGGACAACAGCGCCGCCTATGTGCAGGGGTGGGCCAGCCGACTGGGCAGCGACCCCAAGCGGCTGCTGGACGCCGCCAGCGCCGCGCAGAAGGCGGTGGACCACATCCTAGGGGTCCGCTGGGGGGAGGAGGCGGCAGAGTGAGCCGGGAGGGGCGGGGGCACAGTCCCCCGCCCCATCCTCACAGGATCGCGCAGGAGCCACGATCCGGCGTCCGGTAAGGGTAGGGGTGCGGTGAGGGGGTCCGGTCGTTCCTAGGCGATTTTAGAGGCATTTACGGGCCTTCAATTTTTTTTGAGAAATCTTCACCGGGGCACTTGACTCCCCCGGAGAAGGGGTTAAGATCAAGGTATGAGGGACGCACACGGCGTCCCTCTCGCACCCTCAGCAGGAGATCCACGATGACCGCCACGGCCACGCTTCACATCTCTGCGCAGAAGACCCCCGCGATCACCCCAGCGGACATTGGCCGCACCTTCATCTGGCACGGCGACTACATCATCGACACCGACGACGGCACCCCCACGACCATCACGGGGACGCTGGCGTGGGTTAGCCAGACGGACGACTGGTGCGGGATCATCCCCGACTGGACGCACAGCAGCCCGCAGGGTGCGACCACCTACACGGTCTCCATTAGCGGTCTCCACCGAATCGTCATCCGCCGCGCCGACTGAGAAATTTTCAAAAAATCTTCGCCGGGGGCCTTGACTCCCCCGGAGAAGGGGTTAAGATCCAAGAAGATGGACGCACACGGCGTCCATCGCGACCCGCAGCAAGGAGATCCCGATGCGCACCTTCCGCCGCCTCCATGGCCCCGCTGGCCTCACCCTCACCCTCGACTGCGCCGAGATCTACCCGGAAGACCCCGGCATGGGCACCCCCGCGCTGGTGGAGGTGGTGAGGGGGCGGACCACCGCCAGCGGCACCTTCTGGTGCGCCCTCGACACCGGGGAGGTGGACGGGACGGTGGACCTCACCCCCCATCAGCTCCTGTGGCTGAGTGAGCAGCACGACACGGTGGAGGCCTTCATCCAGCACTGGACGGCAGAGGCTCGCCGGGAGATGGCCGAGGTGCGCGCCGAGGCTGCCGCCGAGTACGAGGCGCTGACGGCTGGCATCGACGCCGATCTTGAAGCCAACGGGGAGTGGTAAAAAAAATGGCCGGGGGGACTTGCGCCCCCCGGCACCCTAGGTTAGGATCCAAGGAGAGGGGCGACACTCCGTCGCCCCTCGCGACCCCAGCAGGAGATCCCGCCATGTCCGCACCGACCCGCGCCTTCGACGTGAAGATGCCCCGGACCTTCGCCACCGTCGCCAACGCCATCAAGGCGGTGGAGCGCACCACCTTTGAGCCGGGGCTGACCTATGTGATCGCCGTGGACGCGCAGGGCCGGTACTTCCCCTGTTTCGTCGGGGAGTCCGCCGCCCATGTGATCCACCAAGGTTTCGCCGTCATCAGCCGCCGCTGAAAAAAAAAATCCAAAAATCTTCTCCGGGGGGCTTGATTCCCCCGGAGGAGTGGTTAAGATCCAAGGAGAGGGACGCACACGGCGTCCCTCCCGCACCCTCAGCAGGAGATCCACGATGACCGCTGCCGCTCTGCTCGCCCGCGCCGCCACCGGCACCCGCATGGTGTCGCTCGTGTACACCACCCGCGAGACTGGCGAGGTGGCGCGCTACCTGATCGTCCCCGGCGCTACGTTGGAGACGCTCTACCGCAGGGACGCCGCGTGGCTGGAGCGGGCCTACCGCTTCCTCTCCCGCATCGCCCCGGAGGGGGCCGCGACGGTGGCGGTGGGGCAGGTGCTCGCCAGCCGCGCCGTGTCGCTGGAGACGCCGGGGGAGAATCCGGCGGCGACCGCCGCCCACGCCTACGACTCCGTGGCGCCGGGGCTGAAGGTCCACCGGGAGAGCGGTGAGGTCCACGTCTCCGGGGTGCTGGTGGGGAAGGTGGTCCTCACCCCCGGCACTCCCCGCAAGCCGGTGGCCCACCGCACCCCGGTGACCGCCGCGAAGGCCCGGCTCCGCTACATGGTCCCCAGCGCCAAGTGGCGCCAGTTCCGGCTGGCCGACATGGGCCGGGTGGCGGCAGAGGGGGAGGTGCTGGTGCTGGGCTGAAAGAAAAACGCCGGGGGGCCTTGCGCCCCCCGGCACCCTAGGTTAGGATCCAAGAAGAGGGGCGCACACGGCGCCCCTCGCAAACGCACCACCGGAGGCTCAGATGTCCCGCACCGACCTGCACCGCCCCAGCGTCATGATCCCCGCCGACTACGACCTCCTCACGGTCTACTGGTCCGCACGGTACACCCTCGACGGCGAGTGCATCGACGAGGGGTACGGGATCGACGAGGCGTCGGCCATCATGGCGGACGCCGTCGCCAGCGGCCAGCCGGTCTACGGGTCCATCGGCCGCTGCGGCTCCTGCGGGGCGCGCTACATCACCGGGGCGCTGTACGAGCACCGCCCCACCGGGGAGCTTCTCAACGTGGGCCACGACTGCGCCGACAAAATGTACCTGACCGCCGACTGGACGGCGTCGGAGCTTGCGGCGAAGCGGGCGGCGGACCGCCGCGCTGCTAGCCTCAACCGGCTGCGCCGTGCGGCCGAGGCGGCGGCGTTTCTCGCGCAGCGTGAGGGGCTGGAAGACGCCCTCACCGCCACCTACACCGGGGGGCGGCAGCACCACATCCTCCGCGATCTCAGCGCCAAGCTCGCGCAATGGGGGAGCCTGTCGGAGGCGCAGACGGCGCTGGCCTACCGGCTTGCGGAGGAGGTTCGGGAGGCGAACAGCCGCCCCGTTGAGGTGCTGGTGAGCGCGCCGACTGGCCGGGTGACCATCCGTGGCCGGGTGGTGGGGCTCCGTGCGGTAGAGTCCATGTACGGGGTCACCCTGAAGGCGACCGTGCGGGTGCCGGTGGACGGGGTGGAGGGCGGCGTGTGGTACTGCTGGCTCACCGTCCCCGGTGGCGCTAGCTGGACGCGGGGGGACACGGTGGCGGTGAAGGCGACCGTGGAGCGCAGCGACCGGGAGGGCTGGGGCTTCGGCAAGCGCCCCGCCGTCGCCTAGCCGGGAGGGGGGAGGCCAAAGCACCGGCCTCCCCCCTTTTTTTTGTTCCTGTCTTTTCCGCCGGGTGGAACGCGGACGGGGAACGCGGAGGGAAAGCGCGGATGAAAAGCGCGGACGAATGCGCGCAGGAGCCCGCAGGAGCCCGCAGGAGCGACGAACGCACCCCCGAAAGGGGGACAACCCCACAACGGGGGGCGAGTCGTTTATAGGGCATTTTAGAGGGATCTGGAAGGGGTGCCGGGATTGTGACGCTCAGGGTGGGGGGGATTCGTTGCAGGAATCGTGCCACCGTCGCCGCCTTGCAAGGATCATGCCAGCGCCGAGGCTATGCAAGGACCGTGCCACGAGGCCCTCTGTGCAAGGATCGTGCCAGACTTTTGTGTGGATAACTCTGTGGATAACTCTGTGGATAACTCTGTGGATAACTCTGTGGAAATGTGGATAACTCTGTGGATAACTCTGTGGAAAACTCGGTGAGAAACGACTATCAAAATGTGGAAATGTGGAAAACTGGGACTCCGGACATCCGCCAGAAGGCGCGGTTAACCCCCCCACCCCCAATATATGTGGCACGGGGGAATCTTACCGTAGGTCACTGAGGCGCATGGAATTTTTTTTCCGGGGCGAAAAAGGGGCAGGATAGGAAAAAATCACGATGGAACTCTGAGGATGTTACTGGGCATACCGGGAGAAAAATTTTTTCCGGGGAAAAATCTCCCTATAGGGTCGTCACCTAAATAGTGAGAACCCTTTTTTTTTTCTTAATACTATGGCCAAATCAGCCTCCACGGATCTGGAACTCATCCAATGTATTGCCTTTGCGGTGAAGGCGTGTAAACAGAAATCGTTCACGGTGCCCACGACGGTATTTCCCAAGATTGAACGAGTGCGGGGGATGGCCGTTATTGAAGCGCAATTACAGGATAGGAACACGCCCTTTCTCACCTTCGGGGGGATTACGGTGGCGAAGGAACCGAATGCCGTGGCGGGGATGGGGGCGTCTGAGGCGGATGTGAGCGCCGCGATCACCGCCTCCCGGAATCGGTTCAAAACCGCAGCCGAGAAGTATGTGGCGCGACCGATTGCGGGGAGACAACCCACGGAGACGGATATTCGAAACGTGTTGGTCTTGGATCCGCAAGCGTATTTCTATGATTTGGTGAATAACTACGCGGTGGATCTGTCGGATACGTCCTTGCCGAAGCAGCAGGGGGGGTTGGTGTTTTTCTTGGACAAGGACTTGTCCGTACAGGTGACGATTCCCCATGGGTTTCCCGTGACCGAGAAACTCTTGCAGATCCTGCCGAAGCGGTATCTGCTCTTGAAAGAGTTGCGTGGCGAGGAGTCCGCAGAAGTGGCGGCGCTGACCAAACTGGAGACGGCTTACAAAAAACTGGTGAAGGCCGAGGAGCGGCTGGAAGAGGCATTAGCCCCACTCCGGAGCATGGGGAGAAAGCCGACAAAGGGGCAAACGGACAAGGAAGCAAAGTTGGAGGAGGTGCAGCAACAGATTAAGGAGAATCGACAAGCGGCCACGCCGAAAATGGGGTACATTCGCATCGTCTCCGGGACGCAGGGGCGGGCAAAGGATTACAGCGCCCTTGTACCCCATCTGCGGCAGAATTTTCCATGGACGCGCATGCTGGGAAGTTATGCGAAGTACAGTCTCTTTCTGACGAAGGGGGGAGACAAGATGACGATCCCGGCGACGATCCTCAAGACATGGAACACCGGGAAGCTGTTGAAGCGCGTGGTGGATCTGGAAAATCCGGCAAAGGACTATGTGATCTATGATCAGTCGAGTCCGTTCACGGAGACCGTGAAAAATGAAGCCCTCGCGCACATCTTGGACAAAATGCAACTCAATGGATTGAACGAGGAACTCTTGTCCCCGGTGGACTTGTTTATCGTCAATCGTCGGATGGAACGCGCCATCATGGACGAGATCCAGAAGAAAATCACGAACAACGCGGATGTCCTACTGGATTATGTAAACGACACCCCGCAGCAGCCGACGACCTATAAAACCATTCTTCAGCGACATTTTGACGCGGACGATCTGGTCGGGGTTTCGTTGAAATTGCCAGAAAAGGTTGGATCGGATCCCTTCATGAAAGTGATGGGGGAATATCGCGGGACGGTCTCACAGGATTTGGCGAAAAAAACGGATCCGTTCACGCGCTTTTTGATGCACCTGATTCCGTCGAAGATGGATGCGATGATTGACGATTTGATCACGATTCAATTCGACAAGTTTGACATTAAACCCCAGAAAAAATCATGGTCCTACCCGGTCATCTTTAACTATGATACCATGAAGAAATATGGGTTGCAGAATATGCCCTTCAAATTGGAATTCTTCTTGATGACATGGGACAAGGCCGGGTTCAACGGCCAATGGGCAAAAAACAACCCGGTGCCGACACCGGGAAACTGGACCGGTGGGTATGGGATGACGGCGGCAAACTTCCTCTTTTCCATGTATACCGCCTATGACCCGATTGTGAAGGACTTAGCCGCCATCCGGAAAAAGGCGATGGACGAGACGCTCCAGATGCTCCTCCGTACCGGGCAAGTGTCACCCGCGACGATGAAGATCCCCACCATACAAGCCGCCCAGCGAGAAGCCGAGCGTCTCTTGTCCGCGCCCCGTATTATTGGTCGATTTAAGGGGGACGATTCCCCCCCGATCCTGCGTTTCACCCGGTTGGTGGAAGACGCGCAGTTGCGGGACATGGTGACGCGCATCGCGGCGCTGGAAGCCGAGGAAGCCATGCTAGAGCGGGAACCCGCAAAAAACCCCGTGACCACCCGGCGCAAGAGTGAAGTGAAAACCTTGCTCAAAGACCTGAGAGCCCAGAGAAATAAATCACAAACGAATCGCGGATCTGAAAGCAATACGGATCGCATCTATACGCTCTATCAGGTCCGTGTCATTGAACGCCTCTTGAGCGAATTGGATACCAGTAAGGCGGGGAAATGGACGGAATTTTTGCGTCAAGAAAATCAACCGCCTCGAAAGGACGGCCCTTTTGCGCGGAAGAGCGTCTTGGAATATATTGACGCACATTATATCGCGGTCCAGTTTTCATGGTTCCTGCTTCGGGGAGGACGGTCCCAACATCTGGCCCTGAAGAAGAAGTTATTCTTGTCCGTATTCGGTCTCATCACGAAATCTGGGTATAAGTCCTTTGAGACCTTCACCGATGCGGCGGGAAATCTCCAGACGAAAGACATTCTCCGGGTCGCGGTCATCACCCCGGATCAAAAACGCGCCTATGCGACCTTCAGTAACGCCCCGTATGTGATGTTCTCATAGCCCCTTGACACGCGGCATGGTGGCGTCTATATTCGAGGGGATCTTTTATCTGAGGGGTGTTTGGTATGGTGAAGGCAGTTGATATTGTGGTGGATTTGCAAGCCGGGGATACGGGAAAAGGAAAAGTCACCCACCATCTCCTCAACACCGCGACGGAGCCGTATACCGCCGTCTGTCGTTTCAATGGAGGAGGAAATGCAGGACACACGATCTATCATCACGGAAAGAAATATGTTACCCACCAAGTGCCATCAGGTATATTTTTTGGGGTTCCTTGTGTTCTTGGCCTTGGGTGTGTGGTAAATCCCCAAGCACTGGCGGATGAAGTTCGTGCGTTGCGGGAAGACGGCTTCACCGCTCCCGTGTATGTGGATCGACGTGCCCATGTAACCCGTGCCACCCACGTGGAGACCGACCGAAAGGATAGCGCGCATCTCGGGACAACGGGGCAAGGAGTCGGTCCCACGATGATGGACAAATACGGACGCACCGGGTTGCGTATGGAGCAGTGGGGGCTAGATGCCTCCGTGTTTCGCCAACTTGATATTTCCGTGATTGATACTTTTGAGATGTTTCACACGGAATTCACGCCACACACCGTGCTATGTGAAGGGGCACAAGGCTTTCAGTTGGATGTGGATTGGGGAGATTACCCCTATGTAACCAGTTCCCATTGCACCAGCGGGGCGGTCGCCCTCAACGGCTTTCCTCCGTCCCGATGGAGAAAGGTGTATGGCGTGATGAAGCCGTATGAAACCTATTCGGGATTCAAGTTGTTCAACGCCCGCGTGGATATGGAAACTACCTATGCCGCACTACAGACACTGGGGGGAGAAATCGGCGCGACGACGGGACGGCGGCGGCAAGTGCGCAGTTTGCATTTAGATGATGTCATTCGTGCCATTTATGTGAATGATGTAACCGATGTGATCATCAACAAGATTGATATCATGGAGGCCGCACACACGGCTGGATATACGAAGGTATACCAGTACAAGCATAATTTCCTGTGGTGGGCCTATGAGACTCGACAGGATTTTGTGGATGCGGTGACGCGAACCCTTCGGTTGGAGTGTCCCTATCTGCGCACGATCACATGGTCAGATTCCCCCCATGCGGTATAGAACTCCTCGGCGCGTTCTCGCTCGACTCCGCAGTCGGTATCGACGATATGAAGAGCCGCTGCTCAAGTCGGTGGTGTTTCAATACTTCTCAACGATTGCCACTGGACTGTTGGTGGTAGCGGTGACCGGACAGTTTACCGATGGGTTCACCTTACTCTCTCTTGATTTTTTTGGGAAGATGATCTTATACTTTTTGTTTGAACTTGGATGGACTAGCCTTCGGAGACGACTATGAATGGAAAAGGAGATAGCCCGCGTCCCATGAGTGTTCCGGCTGAAACCTTTGAGACGAACTGGGAACATACCTTCGGCAAGGTACAACGCCTCAAGACAGAAATTCTGGAGGACCGCTATCGGCATGCCAGTCAATCCCCAGATTTTCTCACGCAATACCCCGGCTTGACAGGAACGTGGGAGGTGGATAAGTTACGGTGGGAAATTATTCAGACACGGCGCGGTCTGGACATCGCCCGAGTTCGCGCTAACACTTAACAGGAGATACCTATCCCTCATCCCGGAAAAAACAGACCCCGCAAGGGACGCCGAAAGATTGGTAGCAAGAAGCGCCGCATGCGGCGTGAGCGGCGGAAGCGGTAAGACCGTCAAGTCCTCTTGACAGAAAGTGAGTGATATGCTATACTCTTGGCATATCACTCACTTTTTTTCTTATCCCATGCCTACCCAATTCGGCTACTGCTGCATTAACCTCACCCTAAGCTCGCACGGCATTACCACCAGCCGCACGATGCGCAAAGCAAGTTTTGAAAAGCTGGGGATTGTCCATGCATCACGGCTGGCGCTGGAGAATGTGCAGAACCTCGCACAGATTCTTCAGTGGAATGCCGACCACGACATTCATGTGTTTCGCATGGGGTCTGGATTCTTTCCATGGTCCAGTGAATATGACATTCGTCAACTCCCGGATTTCCCTCATATCTCCGACCTCTTGGCACAGGCTGGTGCCTTTGCACGGGAAACCTCGCAGCGCCTGACCTTTCACCCCGATCATTTCGTGAAGCTCGCTTCGCTGAATGACATTGTGGCGATGAACAGTGTGCAGGAGATAAATCATCACGATGAGATCTTCACCTTGCTGGGGTTTCCTCCGTCGCATGTGAATTGCATCAACATCCATGTGGGGCAAAATTTCTCCCTTGACACCGTCGAGCGATTCATTGCACGATTTCATCTGCTAAGTCCAACGGCACAGCAGCGTCTGGTTGTAGAGAACGACGACAAAGCCAACGCCTTTTCGGTGCGGCAGTTGTATACATATCTCTATCAGCGGATTCACACCCCCATCACCTTTGATTACTTCCATCATGAGTTCCATCCTGATGGTCTCACCTCACAGGAAGCCGCGCATCTTGCCGCGCAGACATGGGATGTGCGCCCACTGTTTCACTACAGCGAGTCAAAGAATCTCCACGAAAACATCAACGGCAATCCTCGCGCACACTCTGACTACATCCGCACTCATATCGACGCCTATGGTCTAGACATTGATGTGGATCTAGAGTGCAAGGCCAAGGAACTGGCACTCTTGTCGTACCGCAAGGAACATGGCCTCTCACCAACGAGTCTTCTCCATGATACTTCCTCTTCTCTTTCTGTTGGCGCAATCTAGCCTTGGCCCCGCAGATAGCACCCTGAAGATTGTTCAGCGACTGCTTCCGGTGCAAACACGACAACGAGACACTACCCGGAACGACATCGTCATTCATAACGATGGGATGAATCTGTCGGCAACAACCGTACATTCTGCATTGAGACATTCACGCCTCTCCTATCATTTTTTTGTGGATAGAAGCGGTCGCGTGTTTCAATTCATGTCACTGGATCGTGTGGCAGAACATGCTGGGAGATCCAAACATCTGAATACCAAGCAGTGGAATGACTTCAGCATAGGCATCTGTCTGCAAGGATCAAACTTCGTCGGCTACACCAAGGCGCAGTACGCGAGCTTGAACAAATTGATCCGCAACCTTACTCTGCGGTATAAACACCTCGGCCCCATTCATGTGGTAGGGCACAACGAGGTGGCCTATCCGAAAGGACGAAAGTCAGACCCCGGAAAACACTTTGACTGGAAACAACTCCATTATGGCATACGCACCGTACCACAAGCGGCTCGACGCCGACATTAAGCTGGATTTTGATGATGTATTGATGGTTCCACAACCAACCGATATTACATCGCGCAGTGAAGTGAATCTCGTGGCAAATATTTCCGGCGTCACAAAGAAGACGATTACGGGAGTGCCAATTATTGCGGCCAACATGGATGGAGTGGGAACATTCAGCATGAATGCCGCACTCGCCAAGCATCGTATCTTCACGGCGATCACGAAGCATACCACGGTGAACGAGTGGAAAACGATGTTAGAAGCCTATTATCATGATGTGGATCCTATGCTCAATCCTCTACGCTATGCCTGTGTCAGTATTGGCATGGGTGAAGACAACGTGGCATATCTTCGTGAGATTGACATGGCGATGTATGATTATGAAATCACCTCGCCGCTAAAAGTCGTGATTGATGTGGCAAACGGACATATGAAAAAGTTTGCTGCATTTGTGCAGCGCGTCAGAGATGCCTTTCCACATGCCTTCATTATGGCTGGAACGGTGGCCACACCAGACGCCACGGAACAATTGCTTCTTCATGGCGCAGATTTAGTGCGCGTTGGCATCGGAACTGGCGCCGTATGCACCACTCGTCGTGTCTCTGGTGTTGGGTATCCTCAATTTTCCGCTGTGATGGAGTGCGCGGAGGTTGCTGATGCGCATGGCGGGGGTATTATCTCGGATGGAGGGTGTGTGCATCCCGGAGATTTTGCAAAAGCGTTGGGTGCAGGGGCAAAAATGGTGATGGCTGGAAGTATTTTTGCCGGTCACACCCAATCCGAACAGGAAGTTGATGGCGGATGTGTCACATTTTATGGTATGAGTTCACACGCGGCGCAAGAAAAGCACGGAGAAGTACGAAATTATCGGTCTTCCGAGGGACGAGTAGTTAAAATTCCGTATAAAGGCGATGTAAACCTGACGGTTTTGGACATTTTGGGAGGAATTCGGTCTGCTTGTGCGTATGTCGGGGCAAGAAACCTGCAAGATATCGACAAATATGCAAGATTTGTGCGGGTAAACCATCAACTGAACCAAAGTTTGGACGCATACACGATTTCTTGATAAATAGACGCTGAAACCGGAGCCTATGATGAAAGAATTTCACACCCCCTACGATCATACACTAGACGAATACACGAAAAATCAGATCAAATACGCCTTTGATGATGTATTTGACGAGATTGACGACATTCGTGAGCGCCTGAAGAACGATCCTCACTCAGAACTGATCATTGAGTGGGTTCGATATGCCATCTCTAACGTCTTGAAAGACTACACGGAATAAATAATCATGCCTACATATGAGTATGTGTGCGATGCGTGTGACCATTATTTCACCCGGTTCACCAGTATTAGCAACATGAACCTCGCAGAGGAGGAACCCTGTCCAAACTGTGACATGATTAAGGTAAAAAAGGTTATGTTAACTGCCCCCGCAATAGGTGATGCAGTACGCTTGAGAATTCGGCGTCCAGACAACGGTTTCAAAGAGGTTCTCCAAAAAGTTCATGAGTCTACCCCCGGATCGACCATCAACAGGAACAGTAGTTTCATTTAACTTTCGTCGTGTGTCCTCACCCCAACACGGTATTTTTGCCGTGTTGGGGTATTTTTTTACCCTCAACCCACGAGAGACGTATGCCACGCAGAAAACAGCGCCTCAAACTCGTTCCACAAGAACACCTCATGCAGCGAGTCGAAGAACAAGAATCCAAGCACAAAGTGCGGCTTGCCGATTTGAAGCCGGTGTCCCCCTTAACAGAAAATCAAGAGACCCTGTTTAATCTGTATACTCGCGGCACCGTCGCGATGTTGTTGCACGGTGTGGCTGGCACAGGAAAAACCTATATTGCGCTGTACAATGCCTTTCATGAAATTTTGGAAAAATTGACGCCATACAAGAAAATTGTCCTAGTACGATCAGCCGTTGCCACACGGGATATTGGACATCTTCCCGGTGATGAAAAAGAAAAGGCTGAAGTATATTTGCAGCCCTACAAGGAAATTGTAAAGGAGCTTTTTCCTCGGTTCGGAGATACCGCATACACAAAATTGAAGGAACAAGGACTGATTGAATTCATGATCACTTCATATGTACGAGGTATAACATTTGAAAACGCCATTGTGATTGTCGATGAATGCCAGAACATGAATGATCAGGAATTGAACAGTGTGATGACTCGGGTGGGAAACAACACCAAAATTCTGTTCTGTGGTGATTTTCGTCAAACCGATCTCCAAAAACGGCACGATGTTTCTGGGCTGAAGAAGTTCATGGGCATTATTGATCACATGCCCAGCTTCAGACATGTAGAGTTCATGGTGGACGACATCGTGCGAAGCCAACTCGTCAAAGAGTATATCGTCGCACGAATACAATATGAGGATATTGTATTGTCCGCTTGACAGAGTGAGTATGGGGAGTTAAGTTTCGTGTATGAAAAGATTCACCCATATCCCTCTACAAGTCGAACTCCCTGAGCTTGAAGCCGTCACCACGGATAGTGGACGGGTATACCACTTACCAAACGGTAAGGTATACCCGTCTGCAACGACGGTACTCTCCTTGCATACCAAAGCTGGCATCGACAGGTGGCGTGAAAGAGTCGGGGAAGAAGAAGCCACGACCCTCTCTCGTCGTGCGGCATCCCGTGGCACGATGCTCCATAATAATGTGGAGCGGTATTTGAAGAACGACGACCAGTTGACCTTCAAGAGTGTATTTCCTCTTTTCAAAACCAACGAAGAGGAACTATTTACCGCTATTCGCCCAGAGCTTGACAAGATTGACAACATTCGCGCACTGGAAAACACGCTATATTCCCATCATTTGCGGATGGCGGGGCGGGTAGATTGCATTGCGGAATATAACAAGAAATTGTCGATCATCGACTTCAAGTCCTCTTCATCAGAGAAAGATATTGATCACATCCAACATTACTTCATGCAAGGGGCAGCCTATGCCATCATGTTTGAAGAATTGACGCAGATTCCAATCGCGAATATTGTGATCATGATTGCCGTAGAAGACGGGTTTGTGCAGGTTATGAAGGGAAAACGAGATGATTATGTGAACAACCTGTTGTTTTATCGGGATTTGTACGAATATAAGCATAAATAGACCTACACCTTAACCTAGGACTTCCTATGACTGTTAAGACCCTATCTATTGTGCTGTGCTTTGGGGTATTTTCTCTTGCGACCCCTCTACACACCCCAGTAGCACCTCAACCAGACACCGCCTCTCTCGTGGAGAAGTTGAAGGCGAGAGAACAGCAGAAGGAGCTTGAGTGTCTGGCAAAAAACATCTTCTACGAAGCTGCACAAGAGTCGTATGAGGGAAAGCTGGCCGTTGGCACCGTCACAATGAATCGCGTAAAAAGTGCCGCCTTTCCAAAGACCGTGTGCAGTGTCGTATATCAACGAGGTTCCCGTGGATGTCAGTTTTCATGGACCTGTGCTGCCAAGCGAGCGAAAATGAATGCCGCACTCTACGCCGAATCTCTGCGGGTGGCCGAACAGATCATGGTGGAGGGAATCCTACTGAAGAGCATCAAAAACGCCCTGTACTTTCACAACACTTCCATCCGACCGAATTGGACGTTTGCCACGCCAATTAAACAGATCGGAAATCACATCTTTTACGCCCCCAAGAGGAAGGATGCCTAAAAAGAAGGACATAACAGTACACGAGTTACTCACCCGGAAGTTCAAAAACTCCGACGAGTTTTCCACATTCATCAAAAATTCCGCAGAACGGAAGAAGATCACAATTATGGAAGAACTCTTGGAGTATTGCGAGATGAACCAGATTGATCCCAGTATCTGCGGGGCTCTCATCAATGCTGAATTGATGAGTTTGTTAACCGAAGAGGCTCGCAAGATGAATTTGCTCAAGGGGTAGTATGACCACCATCGAAGCGTATCAAATTTATTTGGCAGTACGTCTTCATTTCACAAACAAAAAGTACGACATCACCCACACGAAAGGACGAGTGCGTGTCGTTCCGGGGCAGCTTGAAAACAAACCTCGCATGAAGTACAGTCTGGAAAAGATGTCCGTGCGGTTTCCCCGTAAGAAGTTCATCAACTTTCTCGTCGCGAGTTTTGCAAGGGGAGAAAACCCGCTGTTTTCACCGAATGCGGAAACAAACTATCAACAGTTTGTGAAGTACATGGAGGGGATGTCATACTTTTATGAACGGGATCTGCGCCAGCTTCAAACCTCCTGTGACTGCACCGAGGTAGAGGCATTGTGGAGTGGAGAGAACCACCCCGTCATCCTCAAAGAATATCTTGGTGGGCGTATCCATTTAGAGACATTGATCATTTTGGATCGGCTCTTTAAGTTCTCCACCATATTGAATGAGCGTCTATCCGGTGACGCCGTGTGGGAACCGCTGTATGAAGTCATGTATAAATACTTGCTGTTCATTAAATTTGACGAGGACAAAGTCAGGATGATTACGCGAAAGGTGTTTGCATGAGAAAGAATGTCAGATGGGACGATGATGATCACTTTGGAAACAATCGGCCTGTCGAAAAAGACTTGTTCGAAAAGTACAAGAATCGTATCTATGATTATGACGAGGAAGAAGATTTTCTAGACGACGAATACGATGTATGGGATGAGTGGTACGAAGAACCGCTAGATGATGTATCCGAAGAATACAACTAATACACACTACACAAGGAGCACACAATGACATCGCGATTCTCAGATTTACGCAACAACAGCACGAACTTCGATTCCCTGCGCAAGCAGGTAGAAGACATGTCAAAGACTACCTACGAGAAGGACGACACCAGATTCTGGCAGCCCACCGTAGACAAGGCGGGGAACGGATATGCGGTGATTCGCTTCCTTCCGCCACCGAAGGGTGAGACTCTCGCATGGGCGCGGGTATGGAACCATGGGTTTCAGGGTCCGTCTGGGCGCTGGTACATCGAAAACAGCCTCACCACGATTAACCAGTCTGACCCGGTCAGTGAACTGAATTCAGAGCTTTGGAATTCTGGCATTGAGTCAAACAAGGACATTGCTCGTGCTCAGAAGCGCCGCCTGAACTACATCTCCAACATTATGGTGATCAAGGATCAGGCCAATCCGGAAAACAACGGCAAGGTCTTCCTCTTCAAGTATGGGAAGAAGATCTTCGACAAGATTAAGCAAGCGATGAACCCGGAATTTGATGTTGACGAGCCGATCAATCCGTTTGACTTCTGGAATGGTGCAAACTTCCGCATGAAGATCCGAAAGGTTGAAGGCTACCGGAACTATGATTTGTCTGTCTTTGAATCACCCTCACCGATTGCAGACAACGATGAGATCATGGAAGAGATCTGGAACCAGCAGCACTCACTTGCTACCTTCACCGATCCAAAGAACTTCAAGACATATGAGGAGTTGAAGGCCAAGCTGGATCAGGTACTTCGCGGAGCAAAGCGTCCGGTTACTGCCGATTCCATTGACGAGGATGATGCGGTAGACGCTCCGTCAATGAAGTCATCCCCGGAACAGAAGAAGCCCACGGCTTCAAGTTCCTTTGAAGAGGAAGATGATGATGACGCCGTGAGCTACTTCGAGAAGCTCTCTCGCGAATAATGCGCAAGAAAACGGGGAAGATTTCTCTTCCCCGTTTTTTATTTGATGTCAGTGGATTCTATTAAGGTGTAGGTGAAACTGTTGCTCACGGCTTCCGCCTTCTTCATGATTTGCATGAACTGTTCAAAGTGCCTGATATTGGAAAACACTTGACACCCAGCACTCCACCCGTCAACCTGCACGGACACGCCGTTTGGTGATGAACGGTGAATGTTGATGCCGTACATTCCCTCATCAATGGTCTTCTCATCATAAGTCGTGTCCATGTTTGCATCACGATACACCTTAACTGGCGTATTCTGCACGAGCGCCGTGTATTTTCCTTGATGTAGGCCAATTCGATGCGACCGGCGATATTGACCGGGGACAAGACGCGCCACGCCTCTAGGATTCAATAGTTTTCGCGTCATATAAGTTGTACCCGGATCTGTCGTGCATGGCCAAATATGAAAATTCCACACGCCAGAAACCTTATAGGACAGGGTCATCCAATCATCAAACTGATTAGTGAGTCGCTTTCCAGTGGCTGAATTTCTTACACCTACGATGTTTACGTCATAGTCCTTGTTGCTATCGAACCATACGTATGCTTTTGCCTTAACAGCAGCTTCAATTTGTTGTCTAGTAAACATGGTTATATCCTCGCGACACGTTTGTCTTGGAATCGTACAAAACTGTTTTCTGCACTACGAATGCTTGAATGGGGTACGGCTGTGGGTTGCATCATTTGAGGCCGCGTCTGTGGTACGGGAAGATTTGCTACTAACGACGGAGACGCTGGCGGCGGCACAGGCGGCATCGTTTCGCGTTCTGCACTAGTCTCCAGTGCATCTGCGACTGACATATCTCTGGCCATCAATCCTGCATCAATTGCAACACTCGCCGCCGTACCAAACCCCGGAAGGGTTGATGCTGCCCCAGAAGCAATCTCTGCGGTCGCTCCTAGCATGTCTCCTGCGAGCATACGTTCGACGCCAAGGCCCAAACCAACTGCGGCCCCAACGATTGGTAGCTTTTTCAACGCGGCCTTTCCTAATCCTTTTGCCGCAACTTTAGCGCCTCCCTTGGCAGCGGCCCCCTTGCCAAAGAGATCAAGTTGATCGGTTGCTTTTTTGCCAGCACCTCTACCTCCTACTGACGCCTTTCCGGGGCCACGTTTGCGTTTTCCACCTTTCCCCGACGCCGAAGTGCCACCGAATAAATCTAGTTGCGATGAAGAGCTTTCCTCTTCTCGCTTCTCCGTATCCTTCGTGATTACTTCCGTCAAGGCTTCAATTTTTTGTGCCACCTCAGTTTGTGCCTTTGTGTTGTCTTTCAGTGCAGCCTCTACTGGCGCCGCTTCGCCGCCAGAAAACATATCAGTCTGTTCTGGGGACGCTTGAAAGCTTCCATACTTTTTCTGTCTGGGGGATCGCTTTCTTTTCTTGGACGGAGTCACTGGGTTGCCAAAAAGATCCACATCCCCTTCCGTTGCTGGCTGATCGGTGAAAAGATCCAACTGCGGGACGGCTGGAGAGGCCACAGAGGCTGCCGAGGCGGCTGGAGAGGCCACAGAGGCTGCCGAGGCGGCTGAGGCGGCTGGAGAGGTCGTAGAGGCTGCTGCCGGTGAGGCGGCAGCCGTCATTATCTTCGGCGGGTTGAACAGGCTATACTGCGCCGGGTCTCCTGCCGCCGGAATCGGCTTGGGAGCAAGGGTTTGCCCCTTGAATAGGTCAAGTTGCTCAAAAGTCGGCTGCGCAGCCGGTGGGGCGGCTGGTTCTGGTTTCTTGAACAGATTTTTGATGATCCCGCCAATTGACATGCTTGTCTTTTTCTTTTCCACCAATTCGTCCAAGGATTTTCCTTCTGGGGACACGCGACCAAACATGGCGTCTGCTACACCACGCACTCCACCCGAGGCCACACCCTTGGCGGTGCGCTTGACCATCCCCCCGAAAGATTCCCCTTCTTCTTGCTTCCAGCGCACCCCCGGAAATACTAGGCGCAAATCTGACATCACATCCTTTTTCAAATTACCAAGCAACACTTCCTTCGCAGACCTATCTGGCTTCGTATTCGGCCCAGTGTCCATCTGGCGCGCTTCTTTGATAACAGTCTCTCGAATCTCCTTTTCCTTTTCAAGCTTTTCAATATCCTTTTCTAGCTTGTCAATGGTCTTCTGCTTGACTTCTTTTTCAAGTTTGAAGTCAGCTTTCGTTGTTTCGATTTCTGTCTTATACCGTTCGATTTCCTGTTGAAGCGCCTCACCTTCGACTTCATTCTTTGCTACCAACTCAGCCAGCAGATTACGAATTTCCCTGCGCTCTTTCTCCGTTGACCGGTCGCTCTCTGCAATTTTTTGCAGGGTGGTCAGCATCTTCTGGAAAATGAACTTCTGGTCGTCATCAATCGTTAATTGCCCATCCACACTGACGGTATCCAACGCAGAAGAAATTTTTCCTGCCATAGCTTTGCTATAGTCAAGATTCTTCATGCTGTTGAGTTCAGCAGAATTTCCGGAAATTGCCTGTTGAATGCCTAACGCAATATCGTCTTTGGTGGGATTCATGGTCGATTACTTTTGGGTTTTCTTTTCAATGTAACGCATTAACAGCCCTACATACACATCTCTTTCCCATGGCATCATGTGTTCCAATTCATTCAAGGAGTATTTGTGTTCTTGCATGAGGATGAAATTGACACGATAGTATTGCATGAGGGAATCATGGGAAAGAGTTAGACGAAAAAATTGGCGATGTCTTCCAAGGTGAGAGTGTTACTCGTTGAGCACTTCGCGCACTCATAGTTGATGCGGTGTGTAATCTTTGGCATTGTCACGAAAAACTCTCTCAGTTTCTCAAACTGCTCAGAGGTGAGCGTATCAATGAACTGCACAAAGTCTTCCACAGGCGTACTCTGGTCGTCAAATACCTCATCTTGGGAATACACCGTGTGAATGCATTCAGCCACGACCCGATAGATCTCTTCAATTGACGCGGTGCGCGTGGACAGCAGTCCCAAATGCTTCAGCTTCGGGTATTTCATGTCCACCCGCAAGGTGTCGCTCAGGTCAATCGTAGCGCGATGCGCAGGATTTTGGTCAATGACGACATTATTCACATTCAAGGTACTCGGTGTTGCGTGTTTACAATTCCCACAGACCAAGGTGAACTCCATCTCTTCGCTGACAGACTTCCCTCGAATTTGCAAAAAGATGTACTGTACATCCACCATCGAATGTGATTCACACGACACCACATTCGAAGTACACGCTCGCACGGAGGTGTCAATCGCATGTATAATGTCAGCCGGGTCGTCACTTTCTGCGGCCATTAACAACACTTTTTCTTCTTTCATGATAAAGGGACGGAACTGCACTTGCTGCTTGCTGACCGGAAGGGTGACCGAGAAGGTCGGCAGGGTGTTTAGATTGTGCATGATATATTCACTCTTGGGTTAATTTGATTCATTTATGGCGTGAAAAAACTTGTGTCTGCTAATGGCGTGGCGGTTGGCAACAGTACTACTGGGGCTGTCACCGGAACCTCTTTCTTGACCCACCGCTTGAAGGCAAAGTCTACGGTCATGCGAATGATTCCGATGGATCCATAAGCAACAGGCGTGAGGGAGATAGTCTTTGGAAATGCTTCTTCCAAGACCACTCCATACAGTTCTTTCTCGGAAAAGTCTCCTGTTGCGGAATCTGCTACTTCTGCGATGGATATGACTTCTATTCGGCCAATGATGTCTTTATACTGGGCCACTTCGCGATTTTCTGTGATAATCTTCGACATCCACGCATCAAAATACCGGCGAGCCAACCATGTGTTATCTATCAAGAAGGTGAAGGTTGAACTCTCACCCATGTAATTAACCGTTGCGGGGCGTTGGATATTGAGGTTATTCAACCGGATGGATCGCGTTCCTAACATAAGACCCGGAATGCTGGCGTCTTCGCAGAGTAGGGAAAGATCTCGCTCCATGTCAGTCCCAATATTAGGACCAAAAATGTTGACCTGATACTTTTCCCGTCTCGCCAGACCGTTCTGTCGCACTAACGATAGGAAGTCTTGGATGTTTGGCATGAGGGTTATGAAATTTTTGAGATGGAATCGTTCCAGACTGTGCGCTTATCCGCCTTCATGAAGGTTTCAATTGGCAACATGGTGGCCATTTTCCAATCCGTGGGATTGATTTTCAACAAACTGGTTCGTATGTGGTTACCAAGATACTGCTTAATGCAAGGCTTCACCTCGGGGAATCGTACCGTATTCGACAAAAGCTCCCACGACAGGCGAAACCGGGTGCTCTCCGTGATGGAATTGTCATTCGTATACCGCAACAACTGATTGAACAACTTTTCGCGCAAGATTGGTGGTAGATAGTGCAAATTGAGACCCAAAAAGCCATTTTTGAGGATGTCAAACGGCAGTACCAGCGGGAACATGTCGTAGAACGGCAAGGTAGCCTTCAGCTTGGGGTCGTACATGAACAAGTACATGTCCCCCCACCGAACACCTCCCCGGTATTCACCAATGCTTGAGTTGGCGATAGACATGGGTGGAACCGTGCTCAAGCTCAACTTCTTGATCTGGTTCGTATACCACATGTACGAATCTCTTACGCCTTTTTTCTGGGAAATGGCGATCTGGGTGCGCAAGGCATCCAGTTTTTTGTCAACTCCCTTCAAGATTGGTGCAGGTTTCTGCTGATTTGTATCTTTTTTCATGTTTTTTTGGTTTTTTTCATTTTACCCCTTGACAAAACTGTTTTTCGGGCTAAATTTATGCTGTCGTTGTGGTTCAATGAATAATTGGATCTAGTGAAATCATGATAATGCTATTTATGCTACTTGTTAAAAAGACAAGACACGAGCGAACGAAGTGAGCGAGCCGGAACGAGCGAAGCGAGTGACGACAGAAGACACATGAACAGATAGATCCTGTTCCGTCTCAGATTCGTCACTCGCTTCGCTCGTTCCGGCTCGCTTCGCTCGCAGCACTGTTTACATGTTACTGAGATCGCGTTCAGTAATGATCATGAATTCCCATCCCATGCGCTTTGCCGCCTGTTTGGCCGCGTCCCATTTCGCATTATTGACGGACCATTGCACGACCTCGGCAATGAAATTTTGAGATTTCCTCTTCGGCACAACGGGTTCCTGAGTGAACCGAAATGGCTTGATCTCAATCAGATACTTCTTCACTTCCCCATCCTTATTTTTGATCTTGATGTAGAAATCAACAAAATAGCGATGGGGTTTGTTGTCTTTGGGGCTGATATAGGGGACAACCACTTCTTCGGATCCCCATTCAAGCACATTCGTATTGAGGTCGCACCATTTCATGAAGCGCAATTCCACAGAACTGCGATACCGGATGTCGCTTAAGTTGCCACGGTATTTTGCAGGATTGGCCGGTACATAGCGGCCCGTGTAGGTGTGTTTTGTATACGGCATAGAGGGGTCTGAGGAATCTACTATTTATCTCGTTCAAAGATGCCATATAAATACAGGTACACCATTTTGCGGACCACGACATGCCCTTTCAGAATACTCCGATTTCGAATATTCCGCAGCCTCGTTCATTCTTGGAAGACTCCAATCGAATTGTCCCGAGACTTCCCGACCTGAATTCCCAGATGGGGCAGAGTTCTGTCACCCCGGAAACTGCCGCCTTCTTAAACAACAGAACCTCCACATTACAGATGCTTCGGTATCCAACTGGTGTTGGTGTTCAGGAAGAATATCCACACTGGTTGAAGATTGAGACCCATGTTCGCGCCTCAAATGAATTGCTCCTGTCGAAGTACAACACGAACAAAACTTTTGAAGCCCCTGAAGCGAAACAACAGAGATTGGATCCAAATGCTGCCAACTTACGCATCTCCACAGTTCTAGGGGCTGGTGTAGGTGGTGCCGCAGGGAATTTTGTTGGGAAAAAGATCATAGACGGGTTGGCAAGCCGTGCCGCACAACTGGGCAGCGCCGCACTGTCAACAATTGGAAAAACGGCGATTGGTGGTGCGACGACGATTGGTGGCGCGATTATTGGCGGTGGGACTGGATTGGTGGCGGGGGCGTTATCTGGCCCAAATGGATATAAGACCTTAACCTCAGTGATTGGCTTGGCGCTTCAGGATCCCATTTCGGCGTCATACGCGAGCACATGGCAATCACAGGAGATTGGAGAATTTTTGGCCACTGGGGAAATCAGTCCCATGTCCATCGCACGTGAAACTATTCGCAATACCTATGGTCTTCGCGGCGCAGTTCCAAACGCGGCGGGAATCGAAGGCAATGCTGTCTTGGGGGCGCAAGAATTGGCATCTGGTAAGGTACGCAACCCATATAAGGAGCAGTTGTTCAAGGGGTCTGAGTTCCGAACCTTTACATTCAAATTCACGCTGCTTCCGGAAAGCATTGCAGAAGCGGAAGTGATTTTGCAGATCATCAAACAACTGCGGTCCACGATGTTGCCTAGCTTGGATCCGAGTGGGTTTTATTTGACCTATCCTGCGGAGTATACACTCACATACATGTACATGAATACCCAGAATACAAAGGTCAACGGTATTGGTACATGCGTCTTGACAGATCTAAGCACACGATATGGTGGCCGTGACTTCGTCACCTTTATTCCACCATCCGCCGACATGCGTGGCACACCAGCCGAATACGCTTTGTCCATGACATTCCGGGAAATTGTACCGATCACGGCGAATCAGGTATTGGAGGCAAATCTCTAATGTTCTCTCAGTTCCCGATTCTCATCGCGCCGATTGATCATATTACAACCGTGACCGCCCCTCTGCGCGGAACCCTCACGGCAACAAAAGACTCTCGACAGATCACGACCACGGGAAACTTCATTGTTGAAGCTCCCGTGGGATCCAAGTTATTGGTGACGGTTGATGGGGTGACAACCGTTGTCGGCTATGTCGGCACGATTATTTCTTCAGGGGTGGCATTACTCGAAGAGCCATCAGCAGTGACACTGTCTGGATCCACCGCCACAGTACATCAGTACAAGTCTGGTGTGGTACGAGGCAAGAACAACTATCTCTTTCCAGAGAAAGCCCAGCCGATCCTTATTGCAGATTTTTTTCGTCGGGTTCGTGTGACGGAACGATATGTGCGTGATGCTTCCGTATTGTTGCCCTATGAAGTACTGGAGAATGAGACACCAGAAATAGTCTCCACGAAATTCTATGGTACGCCGTTGTATCATTGGACGATCTTGCTGGCGAATGATATTTTGGATCCTCGCACTGAATGGCCATTGTCAGAAGTGCAACTCATACAAAAGATCTATGACCAATATTCTGTGCCGGTAGATGGCACAGCGACGATTGATGGGATAAGTGGTTTGATGACTGGCGTCGGCACCACATGGACGGCGGACTTCTCTCCGCTCAATCAAGTGATTGTCACAGACAAATACAAGGTATTGGGCACGGTTATCTCGGTGGGATCAAACACCTCGGCACAATTAAGCTATCCACCGGGGTTTTCCTACACGGGAGACATTCGTCGGTGTGATTTGACTCAAGTGCATGAGTATCGAAATGTGGAGACTGGTTATGTTGAAGACTATGATGTCGAAAAGCTCGCACAAGGAATCATCTCGCCAATCACTATTCAAGAGTATGAAATCGAACAGAATGAAGCAAAGCGCCATCTGAAGATCATTCGACCAGACTTCATCACAGACTTTGCTCGTCAATTCTTTACCGCCCTCACTAGTGCAATCTAATGGCTGAATATTTGAATCCCGGTGCGGTTGCACTGGAAGACTGCATATTATTGACAGACAAAGGAGAAGAACTGGATATCAAGACATACATTGTGCAGATATCCATCTTTGAGGACATTTTCTCAAACGTCCTATCCGCAGAAATGCTGATGGCGGATAACAACAATCTTGTGGGCACCGTACCGATCATTGGACGAGAAATTGTCACGCTCCGTTACCGAGTACCGGGATTTGTGGCGAGTATGCACCGATCCTTCTTTGTGTACAAGGTGGAGAATCGCAACCCAACATCAGGCGACCGTCAGCAGATGTACGTCTTACATTTGATGGCAATTGAAGGGGTGTTGGACAATGTGACCTATGTATCTCGTAAGTACACGGGATACACCGATCAAATTGCAGAAAACATCTTCAATGAATACTTGGCATGCCCTCGCATATGGAACAAGACCTATCCGTTTCCATCCGGCATGTCTACTGGCAACACGTTTTTGACGCCCGAATGGAAGCAACGAGTTCCTGCGGAAAACATGAACACCCTGAACATCGTCGGTGATCGCCCATTCAAGTCGCGCACGACTTGGGTGGTGCCTATGTGGACGCCCATGAAGGCGATGAATTGGTTGGCAACGAGATCTATCGACGGATCCACGAACGGTCCGAATGTGCTGTTCTGGGAAACAACACAGGGCTTTTATTTCTCCAGTATCGATTCGCTCTTCGAAGCACAGAACATTCCTGCGAATCGAAAGACGTATTACTATGGGTTGGACGAGGCGGCTATTCAACAAATCATGGCGGAAAAGAACTTAGGCTCAACCGCGCTCACGGGATATGAAAAGGTTGACGCGGTGACTATTCCGGTGTTTTCAGACTTCATCAAGTCGCAAGATTACGGTCACTTGGCGTCAAACATGCATGTGTTGGATATTGCCACGAAGCACTACCGAGAATATGTGTATGATTATGCCAGCAACTTTGAAACATTCAAGCGCCTAGAGGGAGTTCGACCAACCTTCAATGCAAACCAGACGAGAAGTGTGTATTCTTACCGCACCTTTCGGCCCAGCCACGCTCGTTTGTTCAATGACTATGAGCCCCCTAAATACGAGCAATGGGTGGCTCAACGAACCAGCCTCATGTACGACTACAGCAATCTCCGTGTGGAGATTAGTACATTTGGCCGCTGTGATGTTCAAGCCGGTGAAGTGATTAATTTCTACTACCCAAAGATGGCTGAAAAAGGGAAAGGTTCCACCATCACCGATGTCATTGACCCCTATCTCTCTGGCGCGTACTTGGTCGCTGCGGTTCGCCATATCATCACCGAGACGAAATATACAATGCGACTTGAGTTAATCAAGGAATCCTTCTCATCAAGTTTGGTATAGCATATGATGAACAATCTGTATGGACATAGTGGGTTTTACTGGTTTATGGGCGTGGTGGAAGACAGAAACGATCCCCTGAAAATGGGAAGATGTCGTGTACGAATCGCCGCCTATCACACCTCAGACAAAACGGTACTTCCTACGGCAGATTTGCCGTGGGCGATGCCCTTGCTGCCGATCACTTCGGCATCTGTGTCTGGTGTAGGCCATTCTCCGATTGGTCCCGTGGAAGGCACATGGGTGTTGGGCTTCTTCATAGACGGAGAAGATGCGCAGATTCCCATCATGCTTGGAACCTTCCCCGGACGCGCAGAACCAATCAATCTCACCTCGTTGGTTTCTCAGTTGGCGTCTGCGCTAACGGCGCCGCTTATTTTGCCGGATACTGGCCTTTCGGCAACAGCAGTGCCAACGATCAACGCCGTCGAAACATTTGAAGCGAAGCAGCAGAGCCGTCTACAAGCTGATGTGACACAGGAGCCCTAATGTCTGACAATCGATTCATTATCAATGAGGTTCGTCGAAACCTGCCGGGTGTGCCGATTGAGAGCTTGCAAACACTCATCGACTCATCAAGCACACTCAAATCATTGGTAGACAGTGGGTTCACGGGATACTTGACCCCTGTGCAAATTCGGCAAATCGTGACGGAAGTTCAGAGTGCTCAACGAAAATTTGTGGATCGGCAGACGCTCATCCAGACACTGGAGAACATCAAGAACAATAGCTTCTTTGTCACTCCGGTAGAAGCTCAACTGGCAAGTGAGACGGAGAACTACGAAGATATTCCACTGACCAACACTACGCTACTCTCTACGTTGGATGGGGATCTTTTTTATGATCCTGAAGCAGAAGCGTTTGTCTTGGCTCCTACACCCAATGTCAGGATAGAGGCTCCTGAGACGAGCCCCGAGGGGTATGTTGGGCCGTTGGATCCCACGGATGTTGACAACTTACTGTTGCTCTTGGAAGATGAAATCCGACAGGAATACGAGGCGCAGGGGGAACCCCATGCGCTGGATACGATCACGGAGTCTGGTAGAATCGGTGTATTTGGATTGACCGTAGATGATCTTGTCGAGATTGGTGTGGTCAGTCAAAATGCCATCAACGACTGGGCTGCTATCCCTGAAGACGAACACGATGACTATGGAGAGGAGGCGGTAAAACAGGGTCTTATCAGCCGAGAACGGTATGACACCCTGTCAGAAATAGTTCGCACGAGTTTGATGTTGTATGTGGTAACAAATCAAAACTATTGGATCCAGAAAGCGATTGGCCCAAAGGCGTTCTTGACCTTACGTGAAATTCAACGCGCCTTGGCATTCAAGGCACAGATTAAAGACTGGAAAGGGTTGTATCAGTTCCTTTCCGGTCAACTGAATCTGTTTGCGATGACTTTGATTGACCGGAAGTCTGTTGTTGCCGCAAATATGATTCTTCAGCGCCTCTTTGGAAAAAACGCCGTCAAGTTATATGGATATGTTGGTCTCTTGGCGAACCCCATAGGACGCAAGGCGAAGGATGTGTACAATACGGTCTATCGTGGTATCCAAACACGATTGGTGACGAAAGACATCGCGCAACTGAAGGCTGCTTTGAACAAGCTACCGACTCCTCCGGTGCCGTCAGTTCGCCCATCCAGAAAATTCAAGCTCTTCCCTAACATCAATCAACAGAAAACGAATGAAGCGTTTGTTCGAGTTCCTGACACACAGGGATTCTATGACCCAAATCGTGTGTATCCCAGAGTGCATGCGATGGGAGAAGCCGACACAAACCGCCTCGCTCGTGCAGAAAAAATCAAAGATACGATTGTTGGCACGAAAGACGAAAACCGAACGCTGGATATTCCTGTCGCACGAGGAGCGTCTCCGAAAAAGTGGAGTCAACCAAAGTCTCCCTACAATGCCAAGTACCCGCACAATCATGTCTATGAATCGGAGTCTGGGCATGTCATGGAATATGATGACACACCAGACAATGAGCGAGTGCATTTGTATCACCGCGAAGGTTCATTTCTTGAAATCGACAGAAATGGCACATGGACTAGAAAGGTTGTAGGAGACGCCTATGAGATTTATGAGCGAAATGGATACATCTACATCGCAGGAAAGGCGAACATCACGATTGATGGAAATTGCAATGTCTATGTGAAAAACAATGTCAATCTTCAAGTCGATGGTAATCTCGTTGCTGATGTGCATAAAAACATGACATGGAACATCGCCAAAGATCTAAAAATCACGGCGGGTGGTGCCATTCATGTAAAGTCAAAAAAGCAAACGAACATCGAATCCACGGACGGCAGCATCAACATCAAGGCCAAAAATGCCGTTAATACCAACGGGTCGAACGTGAATGTTCGTGCGGAAAAAACTCTCAAGCTATCTGGAGAGTTGAAGGCTTCCCTTGCTTCGCCAAAAGGGGCTGCTATGGTATTGGCTGGTCTTTCTCCCGTAGTAATCAATGGCCCCGTGTTAAGCATGCTTCCTCAACCGGGATTTGCGGCACAGATTCTTGCCTCTCAGAATGCGGCTGGAAAGGCTGATGCTTCGGAGAGTGGCGCGCCACCACGACAGAAGAATCCAGTGGAACCGGTGTTTCCTCCGCTGGTCCTCGAAAGCAGAATAGACGATTTTTCCGAAGCGTTGTCCACCTTGTCAGAAAACCCGGACGAAAACCAGAATGAGATTAATGTCCTCAAGAAGAAAGCCATTGATGAAGGGTTGTTAACCAAAGAGGAATTTGACCGACCCCTAACCATGGGAGCGCAAGACACCTCCATTCCTCCGTCACCAACTCCACCGAAAGTGGCATCGTGTGCGGCTATTTACGGACAAACGCGCTTTTCCCCAACATACAGTCTTTCAAAAAATGTGACGCTTGGTCTATTAAAGGGCACTGATCGGCTGGCACAGCAGCACGGTCTGTCTCAACAAGACTTGGTCTGTAACCTCAAACAACTTGCAGAAAACGTGCTTGAGCCTGTTTTTTCGTCTTTTGGAAAGGATCAGGTAATTGTGACCTCGTGTTTTAGATGGCCGGGATACAATACCGGTTCATTCAAACCGGCAACGGGAATCTCCTTCCATGAACAAGGATTAGCCGTGGATTTGTGCTTTGTCAACAAGCCATTTTCTATGTACTATGATTTTGCCAAACAGATAAAGCAAACCATGAATTATGACAAACTCTTGTTGGAATATCGTCTGGGCACCGTTAACGGGGTCACCACCTATAAGCCATGGATCCATGTGCAGTGGCAACAACCCGCCATTAATTTGGCGAATGGACGAAAGGGTGGCCCACCGAGAAAAGAAGTCTACACGATGAAAAACGATGTCCGGGTGGGACCAGCAAATGCTCTGATTAACCTTCTCCCGAATGTCAATCTGAGCTACTAACCCCCATATAAATAGAGACATGATCAATAATTCACCGACTAAAATCTACAAAGATTTGGACCTCTCCCTTGCCTTTACCACGAACTATGATGTGGCGAAGCGAGTAGATGTAAATGCGGTCAAACAATCCATCAAAAATCTCCTTCTTACCCGCCCCGGTGAAAGGCCATTTCAACCCGATGTAGGCAGCGAGTTGTATCGCATCTTGTTTGAGCCAATGGATGTGTTAACCTCTGAAGCCTTAAAGGGAATTATTACGACCTGTATTAGAAATTATGAGCCGCGTGTGCGCCTACAAGATGTGATGGTGATGCCTCGGTTTGATGAAAATGCGTTTGATATCAGTTTGTATTTTTATGTGATTGGCATCTATGCGCCAGTGGTATTCAATCTAACCTTACAAAGACTACGATAATGGCTGATATTCGAGTAACCGAATTAGACTTTCAACAGATCAAGGAAAATATCATCAATTATCTGAAAGCACAGGACGAGTTTTCAGACTATAATTTTACGGGATCTGGGTTGAATGTACTATTGGATATCTTGGCGTACAACACTCACTACAATGCCATCTTGGCGCATTTACAATCGAACGAAATGTTCATTGACACGGCGATTAAACGCTCGTCGGTTGTGTCGATTGCGAAGACGCTTGGGTACACGCCGCGTAGTGTGCAGTCATCAAAAGCCACGGTGAATGTGAATGTCATCTCTGCTGAAGATGGCCCGCTAACAATTCCCAGATTCACGAAATTCTCCACGAGCGTAAATGACCAGAGTTTCACCTTCGTCACCACAGATTCACATATTGCATATAAAGAGGCCGGAGAATTTCTATTTGAAGGTATTGAACTGATTGAAGGATCGGTGATTGAAGAGCGCACGGTCGTCGGCGTAGATACCGTGTCTGGCCCCATAAAAATCCGCAACAACAACATCGACCTTAACACCCTCGCGGTAACGGTGCAGACGAGCGCAACGAATCTGACGACGACCGTATTCACTCGCACCACCTCCATCGTAGATATCACCCGTGACAGTAAGGTCTTCTGGGTTGAAGAGAGCCAAGACGGCTTTTATCAACTTCTCTTTGGGGACGACATCGTTGGTAAGAAACTGACCGTTGGAAATATCGTCACTGTGCAATATGTGGCCTCTCGTGGTGCGGAGGCGAACGGGGCGCAGTCATTTTCCTGTTCGATTCGAATCGGTGGCGCCTCCCCAGTAACTACACTCGTTTCAGCGTCTGCTGGTGGCTCTTTCCGCGAAAGCACGGAGAGCATCAAGTTCAACGCACCGCGCTTCCACACCACACAAAACCGTGCGGTTACCGTAGAAGACTACAAGTCTCTTATCCTGTCAAATTTTGACAAGGCAAAGTCTGTGGCGGTATGGGGTGGAGAACAGAATGTTCCACCAATTTACGGAAAAGTCTTCATTTCAATCGATCCAAAAGACAACTACATCATTACACAGACTGACAAAGACCATTTGTTGAATTCCGTCTTGCGACCAAGAAGCGTGTTGTCCATTTTACATGAATTTGTGGATCCGGTGTATTTGTATGTTGGGTTGAATGTCAAGGTGAATTATGACGCCTTGATCACCCCGTTCTCAAACGCAGAAATTGAAAGTATTGTCACCGAACAGATTCAAGACTATTTCGCCAATGAATTGTCCACCTTGGACAAGCGGTTCTATTATGCGCGGCTCTTGAACAAAATTCAAACCTCACATAACGCAATTATTGGCACTCTCATTGATATGCGCCTTCAGCGTCGAATCGTGCCAATTCTGAATGTACACGAGCGGCTGAAATTCTATTTTACCACCTCGGTAGAACCTAATTCCTTCAAGAGCACTTATTTCACGACCATCGTCGCTGGCACTCAATATACCGCGTACATTCAGGATTTTCCAACAACCACCCCACCAGACAAGAATGGGCGAGGTGTGCTCAAGCTGGTAAATCAGGAAAATAATCAGGTGCTTGTTGCAGATTATGGAACTATCCAGTATGCGGCTGCCGGTGAGGTGGAAATTCCAGATTTCTATGTCACGGACTTATTGTCCACTGACATCCGCTTTAATGCATTACCGCAGGAGTTGGCAAAAGACTTATCTCCCACGATCATTCGCGGAACCCCCGAAACTGCCGCTGCGGTATACCCATATCCATCCCAGAACATCATTGTTACCTTGGACGACAGTGAAAACAACCTCGGCGTCGGCACTCAGGCAGGGCTTCGAGTGACTGCAACTCCATCTGAAATCTAATGTCATCGCTCAAAAACAAACTCTACTACTTAATTGAAGGCCAGATTCCAGAATATCTTCGGAATAGTTATCCGAAGTTTGTGGATTTCTTGGTTGCGTACTATCAATTTCTAGAAGAGAACCACGAAGTCAATAACATTCTGCTCAATTCAAAAAAGAACTCGGATATTGACTTGACGATGGATTTGTTTGTTGAGCAGTATAAGAAGCAATATGGATATGACTTTCCAGATTCTTCATTGATTGAACGGAGACGGCTGATCAAATTCTTGAATCAGTATTATGATGTCAAGGGATCAGAAAATGCGGCAGAACTGTTCTTCCGCATGATGTACAATGATGACATCACGATTCAATATCCCGGCGATTATGTGCTCCGTCCGTCTGACAATGTATGGAGAACCAAATTCACCATCAAGGTGGATACGGATTATGATCAAATCAGTGCGAGTGCAAATGCGCTGAGACCGTATCCAATCTCCACTGACCTGTTTTCACTCGAAAACAACACGATTACGCTCCGGTTCAAGATACTCGAAAATGGGAAGTTGGTAGATCGTTCGTACACCTTTGGGTGCGTAAATGCTGCGCGCATCTCCACCAACATTCAGTACACGGAAGATGGTAGACCGATTGCATTGTATGCGTTGGAACTCGACATTCCACGCACCATTAGCACTCGCACTATCAACGCGCTGATGATGGCTCGCGCCTACAAAAATGTCGTATGGGTGACGGCGGAAGATGCAGCCGGGGCACAAAAGACCTATGGCTTTTTGTCTCAACAGTTGGTCGATTATACGATCAATACCGGTGGCGAAGATTTCAAGTTGCGTGATACCTTTTTGATTGAGCGCACGGAGGATAGCGAGTATCCCATACCCGCCGAAGTGTACAACACAGGAATTATGCGGGTGAAGGCGCTTAAAAAAATCGATGTGGAAGAGTATTTTGCACAGAACTATACCCTTGGAAAAAACTACACCGTTGCTGACACCGAAGGCGTTATTCGGTCCTTGTCGTTCCTGTCAACAGGACATCGATACGACATCAAGGACACGTATTTTGCCGAAGACTATAATTTGGAAGGCACCTATACGATTTTCAACACATTCAGCACCATATTGGAAAATCCGCGTGAAGTAGGTTCTGATGCGCTAGTAACTCTGACCGTTGGGTATATTCATCAACATCCGGGAGCATGGGTATCCAGCGCGTCCTTTCCGTCAGATGTCAATAAGTTGCAGGATAATTACTACTATCAGGCATATTCGTATAATATCCAGACAAAAAATACACCATTTGTCAGATGGAAAGACATTTATGAGCGAAATGCCCATCCGGCTGGGTTCAAGGTATTTGGTGAATTGTTAACCGAAATGACCTTTAGCCTATATCCGGTAGAAATCATATCTGATATAGAATTAATCAACATCACCGAAGACGAGACATTCAAGCCTATTAGTGATGAAGTATCGGGTGCAATTTATGCGGTTGATTTCTTCATGCCATTCCCAGCCTATACATCTGGCGATCAACAGACCTTTGGTATGGTGAAGGTAATCGAAGATGCCGTCCTCGTTGAAGATTCTGTAAATTCCGTATAAATAAATACAACCTTAAGGAGTTGCTATGCAAGAGTCGCTTTTTGTTCAGGGAACCCTCCATATTACGCTGCGAGATGAGAATGGCAATATTCTGGTCGAGCGGATCCACAAGAATCTTGTAGTGTCGCTGGGTTTGGCGCATATGGCGGCTCGCCTCGTTGGCAACACCCCAGCCGTGATGAGCCATATGGAACTTGGCACCGGGACAACGGTCGTCACATCAGGAGACACGGCATTAGCGTCCCGAATTGTGGACTCCAGAACGGCTTTAGCTGCATTTACTTCCACAGACTCAACAATCACGGCTGAGTGTGAATTTGGCCCCGGAATTGGATCCGGCCCCGTGTCGGAGGCTGGAATCTTTAACGCAGCGTCAAGCGGCACGATGCTTTGCCGCAGCGTCTTTCCTGTTATCAACAAGTCGGCGCTAGATACACTAACGATCCAGTGGTACATTACCCTCTCTGCATAATACCATGAGTTTGTTTATTACCCCCAGCGTTGCTCGACATGAAATAGCGCGGTCGTTTTACCGAGATGTGATTGCGGAAAACGACCGGTATTATGTGTTTGTCGGTAAGACTGACACATGGGGAACTGGTGACACCCCGGAAGACCCGGAGGACACGCGAGCGTACTTTGCCGACGCGCACACCAACATGCTGCTGGCAAAGAAGGTTACGCCGGGGCCAAATGATATCGTGTACATGGTACATCGTTATGGGTGGGAATCTGGCACCGTATACACGGCATATGGGGATGATGTCGAGCTATACGACAACTATGAGGATGTCCCCAAGAATTTCTATGTGATGACGGATGAATACAACATCTACAAGTGCCTGTTCAATAATGATGGGGAACCCTCCACAGAAAAACCAACCAGCACGGATCCATACAACTCTGCCGTGGAAGTATTGTCTGACGGTTACATCTGGAAGTTCATGTATCAAGTTCCTGTCATGGACCGCCTTCGCTTTCTGACTTCTGAATATATTCCGGTACGGAATGTATCCGATGGAGTGAATTTCGATGTGAACGGCGTGTTGGAGAGTGTCGTCATCCAGAATGCTGGTGCTGGTTATGTAGACCCCTATGCAATCATAGAGGGCGATGGGTACAAGCCGCAGCCACTAGTTATTGATTACGCCTCGGTGGGGGAAACCTACGATTATGCGATTCAGTATGTCGGCCACTACTTTGAGACGGGCGACAAAGTGCTGTATTCAAAGGGGTCTGGCGCCGCATTTGGAGGACTGACGAACAACACGGTGTATTACATCATCAAGGTTGACGCTGACAATTTCAAAATTGCAGCATCTCGCACGAATGCAGAAAGCAATATTGCGATCCCTATCACGGCAGCATCTGGCACCAATCATCGCTTCATCTTGATTGGAGATGAAGTTGAGATTGTGACAGACGGGTTTGGTTCAATCGCACAGGTGAATATCATCAACTCGTACCGTGGCTATAGCACGGCGAGGATCACGATGTATGATGCGGACACTGCGCCGCTCAGTGGCACGGAATATTTGGGGACCATCACCACCACAACGAATAGTAATGTGGTGCTCGGTGTTGGGACTGCATTTACCACACAACTGGCGGAAAACCGAACCCTCGTCAACACGAACAACGAGATTATTGGAATTGTTGCCAACATCACATCAAACACCCAACTGGAATTGATTGCCCCGGCTACCGTGGAAATTAATGCAGGAGCATATAGCTCGTTTGCTGGAAGCGGGTTTGAAGGAACCGTCCTGTTACAACCAGAAACGGCAAACTTAATCAACGAACAGGTTGTGCAGTCTGCAATTCATGGCGCGGTATTTCGGATTGACATTCTCGCGCCGGGAACGGACTATTCTTCATCTGGCACCTATATCACGCCGTATGGCGATGGGGATAGCTTGGTAGTCACCCCGGTAGTGGTCGATGGAGAAATCACACAGGTGACGATTGATCATCCCGGAAAAAACTACAATCGGGTGCGGTTGGCGCCGTCCAGTACCATCGGAGACGATGCAGAATTCTACGCGCATGTTGGCCCTCAAGGTGGACACGGATCCAACATTGCAAGGGAATTGCTTGCAACGACGATATGCATCGCAACCACGATAAATACGGATAATGTAGACTTGTTTGTTGACAACGACTACCGACAAGTGGGATTGCTCAAAAATCCCAAGCAGTATAGTCAAATTCAAGACACAGACATTGGGTATTTTACCCAGAATACCGGAACAGCGTGTTTTGTCATTCAAGTGCCCGCCGCGCAGTACGACAGTTATGATGCGGATGATGAACTTGTGGCGTCAAATGGCGCACTCTATCGCGTAGTCACGAAGCGGTATGATATTGACGCAGACCGCTACAATATCTATCTCTCATATATTGAGGGTGACAAGGAAATGAGCACTAGTGTGCTATTGAACAACAGCACCAATGGAGCCTTATCACTCCAAGTTCTCGGCGTCACGCGCCCAGAGTTTGACAAGCAAACAGGCACCATCATTTACCTGAAGAATTCTGAAGCTATCCCCAGATCGGCGCAACAGATTGAAACCGTAAAACTCTTCTTACAATTCTAATTCTCATGTCTATCAATTTACAGACTTCTCCCTACTACGACGATTTTTCCGAAGAGAAGAACTTTCACAGAATTCTCTTCAAGCCGGGATATGCCGTACAGGCGAGAGAGTTGACGCAATTACAGACAATTCTTCAAGAACAGATCAAGCGAGTTGGCAATCACATCTTCAAAGACGGATCGGTGGTCTTAGGGTGTGCTGAGACGTTTCAATTTGCGGTTCCGTATGTGAAGATTCTGCGAGAAGATCAGTTAGGTACAGTGATTGCTGATACCGCATTTCAATCGTTTGAGACGGCACTCGTTGGAGCCACGGTAACAAATGAAATTGGTGTATCCGCTACGTTGGTGTTGCTGTCTACCGATCCGAACGGTCAGCGCGTGTTGTATTTGAATTACCTCACTGCTGCGACGGATGGATCCGGTGAAACCGCGTTTTCTGCAAACGACATCCTGACGATTGTTGATCTGAATGGCACAACGCTGACGCGGCGTTTCGTGGTGGCTGCTGGAACCACAGCCGTTGGAATCGGTTCACTCTATCGGATCGATGACGGTATTGTGTATGCACAGGGAAATTTCATCCGTCATACCGCGCAGACAAAAGTGCTGGACTATTTCAGTGGAACCCCCACTAAAAACGTAGGCTTTCGAATTCTCGAAGAAGGGGTGACCTCGGATGACGATGTCACCTTACTAGACCCTGCTGCGGGTTCGTATAACTATGCAGCCCCCGGCGCAGATCGATACAAGCTTACCACGCAACTCGAATCATATGCGCCAAATGTGACCCCAGACAGCGGGTTCTATCTGTTATTTGTGGTGGCTGATGGTGCCGTGAAGAGAGCATTCAATAAGCCGCAATATGCCGAACTTCAAAAGGCACTAGCACAACGCACCTTCGACGAGTCAGGCAACTATACAGTATCTGGCCTGAATGTGATGGTGCGCGAACATCTGAAGACCGCCACGAACAACGGAAAGTACACGGCATCTCTCGGCGGAAATTCTTCCTTGCTGGTATATGGCGTTGAACCCGGTAAGGCGTATGTGGAAGGGTTTGAAGCCGATCTGAAGTCCACTGATTACCTAGAAGTCACCAAGGCCACAGACATCGCCACATTAGATGACAAGCTGATTAGCACGGCGTATGGAAACTATGTGCTCGTCAATACGGTCTTGGGTGACTGGGATTTAACGGATGCCTGTTTGGCCGTGAATTTGAAAGCGGGGTCAAATGTGATTGCAAAGGCCACCGTAGGTATGATTAAGTACCACAGCGGTTCTGTAGTGTCTGGCGTCTATCGCCTCTATCTACAGAATATTACGGTACAGGCGCCATATACAAGCGACGACCTTTCCACGATTACCACCATCACGGACGAAGGAACAAATTCCTGCACGGTGTCTGGCACGTTCATGACGGAAGAGCCAACACTCGGCACTCTCATATTCCCTACGACGGCAAAGGCGGTGGTTGAATATGACACGAATTCCACGATCTACTTCTATTGGAAGAAGTGGAGTGGCAGTATCAATCCTTCCATCACGGTGTCTCTGACTGGCGCGGAAGAATGGCCACAGTCAGGCCCCCTGTCAGCGACAGACATCAAGGCAAATTTCATGGTGGTGAACAACAGCACGAACCAACCGGTAGACTTTACGACCAGTGGTTCATCGATTGTTATCACTGGCTCTTCCGCTACACTGACATTGGCGTCAGGGTCGGCGGCAAATCACACGGTGTATGGATTGGTTCGAATCAAGAACCAGAATGCGCTAAGTGTGTCCATTGAGCGTGGATGGTTGAAAGTAGATGGCACGACATTAACAGGACAAAGCGAAACGAACCTGTCGAATGGCGTCATCTACTTGGGTGTGTCAAATGCATACGATATCGAAGCCGTCTACGCCTACCCTTCATATACAGGACCGTCAGAGAATGCATTCCCAGCGACCGAGAACTTCACGGGGTGGACGGATATTACCGCATTCTGCAACCTCGTCAACAACCAGAACGACAACTATTACGACACTTCATTCATTCGGTACACGGGTGGCTTGGACTTGACTACGCAGAAGATTGTGATCAAGTACCGGTATTTTCTGCGCTCGTCTAACAGCGGGTTCCTTAACAAAAATTCCTATGTTGGATGTTTGATTGACGCGGATCCACAGAATCCGACTACACCGCCGAGTGGCATGGAATACAAGTGGATTTACACCTATCAGCTACCCACATACAAAGTATCTGCCACGGGCATCAGTTATGATCTCCGGGATGTGATTGACTTCAGACCATCAAAGGCGATTCGCGCTGGGTATAACGCAAACAGTTATGCCACCAGCCTCATCATGTCAGCCACACACAACCTTGCGACCAGCTTCCAGAGTGGCATCTACCACCCAGATCCTGACCGCGAATTAACGACGACCTTCTCATACAACCTTCCGCGCATCGACAAGGTAGTCTTGACTCGGGATGGCGAATTCAAGGTATTGACCGGCATTTCTTCGTTGGAGCCACAAGCACCAAATGACGAAGCCCATGCCATGACGCTCTGTGAAGTGCATTTGGCGCCATATCCGTCGTTGTCCACCTTTGTAGCAAAGACGACAGGGCGCGAAGATTACGCTTCGTTTGTGCGGCTTGTAGACAACCGCAGATTCACTATGCGAGATATCGGAGATTTGGAGCAACGAATCAATCGGCTGGAATACTTCACCGCATTGTCTCTCATGGAAAATGCCGTGGCTAATTCAGCGATATTCGAAGATCCAAACGACACGACCAGTGATTTGTTGGTGAAGAAGGGCATCTTAGTGGACAACTTTGATGGCCACGCTACGGGTAACATCTATAACGAAGAGTATGCGGCGGCGGTGGATGTGAAGACGAAGCAGTTGCGTCCATCGTTCACCTTGCAACATGTAGAGTTTGAACACTTGAGTGGCGGTCATCTGTCAGGGCAGTCCGTGTTGACTGGCACTTCACACACTAGCACCACATTCATTCAAAATGCGATGGCGTCGAAGAGCCGAGTCTGCGGGAACGCAATCCTTGGCAATTACAAGAACGGAATCCTTCAGTTAGATCCACCTCAAGACATGTGGATGGATACTGAAGTACGTCCTGATGTACAAGTAAACTATCAGGGAAGCAACGATGGATGGGAGTTTAGCGAAACCCCCTTTAACATTCACTGGAATGGATGGCAGACGGTCTGGCAGGGCGTGGACATCACCACCGTCGCAACAGTAACGATGGCGCCTACGGGAGTCAGCGAAATTCGCGGGTACAATGAATCTGCACAAGTCGTGAGCAATTTAACGCGCTCCATGATATTCTCTCAGCAACTGCCAAACAACAACTTGCGCACCGTTGGTGTAAAGGTGTTTGACATCTCGGTGGTGCCATTTATCCGGCATCAAGTCGTGACCTTTATGGCATCGGGGCTGCAACCAAATACGATTGTAAAGGCGTATTTTGATAACGAAGAGGTGTCTGATCACTGCCGGTATTTTGTGCTGCCAACTGGAACGACAGTCAGCGACCTTCGCGAGTTGCCAACGGCTGAACTGATTTCTCAATATGAGACGGGTGCGACCCAATATGGCGACGATCTGGTAGTCAGCGCACAAGGGGAAATTGTTGGTCAATTCCTCATTCCAGAAAACACATTCAGAGCAGGTTCCAGAATTTTCAAGCTGGAAAATGCGGCGAGCACGACATTGGCAGCGGCGCAGTTTGTGGCGTCTGGCCTGTCTCAGATCAATGATGCCACGATCTCATCCACCCGCTTCTCGGATGTGCGGCAAGATTCATTGAATCTGGTGCAAAACGCGGTCATTGATCGACTGATTCTCAACAATCCTAGCACCTTTGATGCGGCTTCGTATGGTGACCCGATGGCCCAGACCTTCATCGTAGAGGGTGAAGTGGATGGCGTGATGATCACGAAGGTTGACCTCTTTTTCAGAAAGAAGTCGTCATCAAAGAATATTACCATCCAACTGCGTGAAGTGGTAAATGGATATCCGGGGGGAAAAATTGTTCCTTTCAGCACGGTAACCCTTTCACCATCTCAAGTCGCAGTTAGCGAAATTTCGGATGTGGCCACATCCTTTGTGTTCGAGACTCCGGTCTTCTTGAAAAACAATGTCGAGTATGCGATTGTTATCTTACCTGAAAATAATAACACGGCCTATGAAGTTTGGGTTTCCGAACTCGGGCAAAACACTCTCTTGACAGGTGATCGCATCACTCAAAATCCGTCTGTTGGTGTGCTGTTTATTCCGAACAACAACACGGCGTGGACTGCATTGGAAGCGGAAGATCTCAAATTCACCTTGTGGAAGGGCGTATTTTCCACAGCAGAAACAACCGTCCTATTCAAGTCGGCGCCGATGGATTATTTGGCAATAGAAACGGAAAGCACACGAGCCCTAGTTCCGGGTGATGTGATGACCGTCTATTCCACAATCACCGGCACAGAGGCTCCGCTTACAGGAACTATCACAGTGTCTGGCAACAGGGTAACGGGATCATCCACGAACTTCAATCTTGAGGTTTCGATTGGTGATCGTCTTCGTGCCGTGCAGACTGGATTTACGGCAGCGGCGTTTGCCACCACGGAAATTACTGGAACCGGCTTTTCTACTCGTCTGCGCGCCAACGATGTGTTGTTTGATGGTGATACCTTCGTTGGCGTGATTGATACGGTCAACAGCGACACTGTGTTGACGCTGAAAGACGCCGCGCCAATCAGTGGATCGCTGGTGGATCCTAAAGCACGGGTAATCGTTGGCATGGTGGCTGACATTGCAGCCACCGGAGAAGTGATCACGCTCGAAGAAAACTATCCAAACACGATGCCGTCCTCTGTTCAATATTTCAAGGATGCCTATGTTGGGCGAGGTATCGTAAAACATGTGTATGCAAATGAAGTGGCAGCATATGTCACAGACGGAGGATTTGCCGCCGACGATACCTTCATCATTCGCCCTGCCATTTCTGGGGAAGTGTCTGATGTTGAGTACACGATTGCGGATGTGCTGAATAAGCCAGTGTCTGCGCTTGCTCCAAATTTTGGTACGCTTACCTTGGCACCAACCGCTACGGTTGATTTGCGGTATCGTATGATGGACGACAGTGGAAATCTGGCAGCTTCGTATGCGCCGATCAAAAACGGGGATACCTTGGAGTTGCATGATCCAGCCGTTGTCTATTCCTACTCAAATTTGATTAATGGCAATACCCACACGATGGAAATTCAGGCCAAGATTCGTAGTACCAGCCCTTCGATCAGTCCCACCATCGACCTGAGAAAGAGTGGAGTGGCTACGGTGCATAATCTGATTGGATCGGTAGAAGACGCTGCCACGGCGGTCTATATGACCAGAGCCGTTGCATTGGATGCCCCGGCAGATAATGTGCGCGTGTTCGTAGATGTGAAGCTTCCGGAAACAACCGAAATCAAGGTTTTTGCAAAGGTTCAATTAGTTGGAGACAATACGCCATTCAATGAACTGGATTGGGAGTATCAGTTGGAAGAATTTGTGAAGCTTCCAAGAAATCGCCAGTCATTCCAAGAATATACGTATTTCCTGCCGACCAGTGAATTGGGGTTCCAGTTCTCAAAGTTTGCAATCAAGATCGAAATGTACTCGGAAAATCCGTGTAAAGTGCCGCTTATCAAGAACTTCAGAGCGGTGGCCTTGATTTAATGAACGAATTTATTCGCGACACCGAATCGAAGGCGATTATAAATACCAATACCAAAGAGATTCATGCGAGGCGGCAATACAAGCAGCTAAAAGCTCGAATAGTCGCATTGGAACAAGAAATCGCCGCGCTGAAAACCCAAATACAAACTCTCATTTCCTCTAGAGGATAAAATGGCAACATTAACACTGCGTCAAACTTCTCCAGCCACTGGAACAAACAAAGGATCCCCACTCACAAACGCCGAAGTTGACGAAAACTTCAAAAGCCTAGATGCGGCGAAGGTGGAAAAGTCTGGCGACACGATGACGGGGCGCCTAATTTTAGCGGCTGGAACGGCGACTGTTGCCCCTTTACAGCTTCAAACAGGAACTTCGTTAACGACGGCTCTGGCTGGGAGTGTAGAATTTGACGGCACTCGGCTGTATTTTACTCCGTCTTCTTCTCGCAAAACGATTGCGTTTTTGGATGATAATATCACTGGAAAATCAGCCGGGTGGACAACCCCCAGAACCCTGACCTTGGATGGCGATGTCTCTGGCTCGGTCGTCATTGACGGCACCGAGGACGAGACTTTAACGGTATCGATTAACGCAAATGCAGTGCAACTCGGCGCTGATACGACTGGAAATTATGTAGCCACCATCACCGGCACAGAAAATCAGATCACCGTCACGAACGGCAGCATGGAAGGCGGTGCGGTGACACTGCAAACACCACAGGATATCAATACAGACAGCGATGTCGAGTTTGGTTCCCTGTTGCTTGGATCTGCTACCTTTCCGAGTACCCCGGTGGCTGGTCAACTTCGTGCGTCTGACGACATCGTAGCATATTCTTCATCAGATGCCTCACTGAAGACGGATGTTTCCATTATCCCAGACGCCTTAGCAAAGGTCAGGGCGCTGCGCGGCGTCATGTTTACATGGGACGCCAGCCAAGTACATTTGCATGGCCATGAAGGCCGCGACACAGGCGTAATCGCCCAAGATGTCGCAGCAGTTCTACCAGAAGTCGTGACGCAACGCGACAACGGTGTAATGGCTGTTCGCTATGAGAAGATGATGGGTCTACTCATCGAAGCTGTCAAGGAACTCGACGCAAAATTGTCTGCTTGCACTTGCCAGTGCAAGTAATCGCTGCATCTGCTCCCCTACTCTAGGACTCGAATATGTGTACTGAATGGTTTGCATATAATGCGCACCCAGCCGATCAAAACAGCATCCTCTATACGGACTGTTTTGATAATGTTGTGGTGGCATATGTCAATCCCATGGAGACGGCTACGATTTGTGCAAAATCGGGGCTCACCCCACAATGGAATTTTTCACCATATTCTGGGTCTCAGCTATACGACACTTCCGTCAGTTGCACGGGTATCACGACAACAACTAGCACAGCAGCCCCAACCACGACAACCACGACAACGGCAGCGCCAACAGCCACATTCCGCTATAGCTTTGACACAGCAACGGCTGCATGGCCGGGTAACGGCGAGATGAATTTTGACTCGAACATCAGTTCGAGTATTACATACACTCGCCTTGATTACCTAGATTACTATGGTAATGACATCAGTTCCTATTTGCGCACAATTCCATCAAGCGGCTCAATCACGGTACAGAGCGTAAGCAATCCTACTAACCTTGCTGCATTCAATATTACCGGGGCGTATTATGATGAACCTTCACAAACCGCCCTTGCTACGTTTATGTCGTATGTCAGTGGATTCACTGCCTTTTCAGACGGCGAGCTAGTCGATATCACATTACCAATTTCAGGGCCACCCCCGTCTACAACGACGACGACCACTGAAGCGCCGACGACAACGACGACCACTGAAGCGCCGACTACAACAACGACTACAGGTGGACCTACAACAACGACGACGGCAGCCCCGTGCTATACCGCATCGTATATCTTGTTAGGCCCATACTCCACAATTGAAGAAGCGTGTTATCCCACCGTATTTCCTACAGTGAATTTATATGCAAGCGGAAGCTTGATTTTTGCCGATGCAAATTGCACCACTGGGGCAGCGACTGGCTATTATTCTGGTGATGGGGACTACTATTTGGTAGAACCCGGTTCTCCATATCCATATAGTTTGATGGTTCCAACCCCGTGCGCAGCAACGACTACGACGACAACTACTGCCGCACCGACAACGACCACAACAACTACTGCTGCGCCGACAACGACCACAACAACTACTGCTGCGCCGACTACGACCACAACAACTACTGCTGCGCCGACTACAACGACAACCACTGAAGCGCCGACTACGACGACAACTACCACTGCTGCGCCGACTACGACGACAACTACCACTGCCGCTCCATCCGCATCTCTTCCGTTCGAAAACATTTCAATCGTGGCAGTAGTAAATCATAAAGGCCAATTGCTTGGTGGTTATTCTGCTATTCCGGGTCAATCCTATTCATTGAAGGTTATTTCTCAAGACGGAGACCCAAATGCCACACCACAAAATATCAATACACTAAGCGCGCTTCGTCCAGACACGATTGCTCCACATAGCCTTAGTGAATTTCGTGGTTACAATCATTATACATCTTCAGGAACAACGACCACAACGTCATCAACCACATCAACGACCACTACGGCAGCGCCTGTAGAGACCACAACCTCAACAACTTCAACCACATCAACGACCACTACGGCAGCGCCTGTAGAGACTACAACCTCTACTACATCAACGACCACTACGGCAGCGCCTGTAGAGACTACAACCTCTACTACATCAACGACATCGACCACAACAACGACATCTACGACTTCAACAACGTCAACGACCTCAACAACTACACTTGGTTGTGTTGAGGTGTACACCCTGTCAGGTCCATTCGGAACAAGCTCTGAAGCCTGTGCAGCATTTGATGCGGCTGATGTCACCCTATACTACTCCGGTGGAGCATATTGGACAAACAACACCTGTAGTAATGCCTTCACAGGAACCGGGTACTACTTGGTTGATGGAACCGATCCAAATGAAGTAGTAGAGTTTGTCAGTGGGTCGCTGATTAGCGGACCAACGGTATGTGGGTCCACGTCCACGACAACATCTACCACATCTACCAGCACCACGACCACGCTGACATGCGCATCAACGAATTACTTGGGATCTAACGTCATTGCAGCGTATACCGGTGCTTGCAGCCAAACCTTGAACCTCCCGGTGTACAGCAGTTCGACTGGGTTGCAATTAGGTGATTACATCTTCCAAGGCATTAACTGCACCTCTCCATATGACGGCGTCTTCACCGATAACTCAAATGTCATCACCGTCAGTGGCGGTCTGATCACAAATCTCACTCCATGTGATGTATAAATAACCTGTGGCTGATGGCATACGTTTGCCATAGATCATATCATACATTTTCGTGGAGTCATTATGAGAACATTACGGTACGTATCGGCTCAACCTGCCATTGATTACTACACATGGCAGGTTGAAGTCATGATCAACAATTTCATCAAGAACGGCGTCAACCCGAATAACATCGACATCGTGTGCGCGATCAAAAACGGCGAAATTCCCGAAAAGTGGAAGAAGCTGGCCGCGCATTATAACTTCGTCCGATTCTTCTTTTACAACGACGAGCGCGTCAACCCGATCTATATCTCGTCTGTTCGCCCCCACATCCTCAAGCAACATTTCGCCGCGCACCCAGAGTTAAAGAATGACGCGATCTTCTATCACGACTGTGACATCATTCTAACGAAGCCGGTCTCATGGAATCATCTCCTCGACGATGATATGTGGTATTTGAGTGACACGCGCTTTTACATCGCCGCTTCGTATATCAAGAGCAAGAAATTTGGCGTCTATGAAGAGATGTGCAAGATCATCGGGATTGATGAAGCCATCCCAGAGGAAAACGAAATGCACAGCGGCGGCGCACAATATTTGATGAAGAACATCGACGCCGCGTTCTGGGAAAAAGTGGAAGACGATTGTAACAAACTCTATCAGTTCTTCTTGGATCACCTCAAGGAACACCCGCAAACGTCAGAGTATCATCCCATTCAAAAGTGGACCGCCGACATGTGGGCCGTACTATGGAATGGATGGTATTTCAACCATACCGTGAAGGTCGTGCCGGAAATGGAATTTGCGTGGCCTGTGCATGGTCTGGATATGTGGACCAAGTGCAATATTCTGCACAATGCTGGGGTACTAGACTCTGATGCGTCTCGTATGTTCTTCAAGGGGCATTACATCAACAAGCTGCCGTATGGCATGTCCACGGAGTCTTTTAACCAGTCGCTGTGCAGCTATAAATATGTGCAAGAGATCATGGAAACCGCTGCCAAGAGTTGCTTGACATGAAAATTTATGACTACATAGATGGAGCCTTGTACATCAATCTCAACTATCGCGTCGATAGAAAAGAGAGAGTGGAACAGCGGTGTGCTGAGTTGCAAATCCCCGTAGAGCGGTTCGACGCCATCCAGTTATCCTTGGCGACTATCGATAACCCGTATAACGACCCGGCATGGCACAAAAAAATGGGATGCACGGAATCGCACTTCGCATGCATACGGCTTGCCCAATCGCGAGGATGGAAAAATGTATGGATCATGGAAGATGACGTAAAGTTCTCTCCATCCTTTGCTGAACAGGCGCCGCGAATTATTAATGAATTGCGTTCTTTGGAATGGGACATGTTTTTCTTTGGGGGTGAGCCAAACAGAAAAGTGATTCCCCATTCAGATCTTTTGGTGAAAACGAATGGTGTGTATGGCGCACATTCCTACCTCGTCAATCACACCTTCTATGACAAGATCTTGTCTACCCCGACGACCAATAGATTACTGGACATCATTTACTTGAATTACAACGAACACGACAAGGTCTTTTACTTGAGCAAAGATTTGTTGTGTCTTCAAGACGGAGATTTCGAATCTGATCTATGGGGTGGCAAGGTCAACCGAGATGATCTGTATGATAACGCTTACAACCTTTATGTGCGGGGTGTATAATGGAGCACTTTTATCAAACGATTCCAAACTGGTTTGACTATCACTCAGTCTATCGGGATGCAGTGGCAACTGCCCACCCCCACAGCTTGTTTGTCGAGATCGGCGTGTGGAAAGGTGGCAGCACAGCGTTCATGGGAGTGGAAATCGTGAACTCTGGGAAGCCGATTACTTTTCATGCAATTGACACCTTTTTAGGGTCAAAAGAACATGGCAATATAGAGAACTTCTACGAAGAAGCCAAACAGAATCTGTCTCCCCTGTTAGATCGCGGCGCTCTCACCTTGATTCAAGGACATTCCCATGAAGTAGTCCATCAGTATCCAGATGAAAGTATTGACTTCCTCTTTATTGATGGATCTCATGAGTATGAAGATGTTAAAAAGGATCTGCTACTCTGGCTCCCGAAGGTGAAGCACGGAGGAATTATTGCAGGACATGATTATGACCCGGCATGGCTTGGTGTAGTCCAAGCCGTGAATGAAGTGATCGGTAAAGATCACATCAAAACCATCAATTCTGCCTTTGTGCATACTAAACCATGAATCTTGTAAGCTTTGTCTGCACCTCATATCGCCGGTTTACCTGTGTCGAACGAATCATCGCGCAGTTCAATGCGCAAACCTACCCGCACAAGGAATTAATCATCCTTAACACGGATATGGAGCACCCATTTTCTCTTGGCTTTGAGGACGCTAGAATTCGCGTGATCAATAACAACACGGATTACCTGACGGGGCTTCCATATGCAAATCGTGGACAGATTTGCCGAGATGCGGTGACGCATGCGACTGGTGATTATTTCATGCTGGCCGATGACGATGACATCTATCTCCCGTGGCACCTGCAACAGGCCGTGGACAAAATTCTCGAAGTACAAACCGATGCATGGAAGCCTGAGCGGAGTTTTTTTGCCACCCCACATAAACTGGAACTGACGATGAACACCTTGGAAGCCAGTGTCATTGTGAAGATGCCACGGATCCGAGAGATTGGTTTCCGGTCAGACTTGACCGGGTATGAAGGACTGAGTTGGTATACGAAGCTGCGGGATGAAAAGCAGCTTGATGAACACTATACCCACTATGTTCCGTCCTACTGCTTTAACTGGTCTGACCCCCATGAAATTGCAGGGCATAAGCAGAGCGGCAACATCAACAACCCAAACAATTTCGAAGAGCACAAGGTGGCTTCACAAGATTATGCCACGCGACCGCTGTCAAACACCTTTGATTTAGCGCAGCATGCAGTGTACGAGCGGTATTATGAGTATTTTCGCCAACACGCCGCAGCGTTTCCCTCTGATCTCATGGAGAAGTATGTTACCCCATATCTCTAAACAAATACAGCAAGCGGTTCACAGTTCTTCTGTCCCGGTATTGTGCCTTGTGGTGTCGGAGGGATGCGAGCATGTCGCTCCGTTGGTCCAGACGCAACTAGAGGAAGAATTGGCGGAAAAGAAGTATAACATCACCTATGTGCAATTCTGTGTGGCAGAAGACGAGATGCCATTTCCTCGTCTGGTCACCCCTGCGCTGTATTTTTTCCTCCCTCACAACCCAGACCCCGTATTTTATCGAACACTCATGTTCCAGCCAACCCTCCATGAAGACATCATGACAACCTTCAAGATGATGCAAGGGTTGACTTTGGATGAGGCGCGATTTTCAAAAGAGCAGATGGAAGATATTCATCGGGTAGATGCCTTTCTCGAAAAGGAAAAGGCTATATTAGCCTCGTACCCGTCATCATTTCAAACCGCACGAAATTTGGCAGCCGAAGTATGGAAAAATGGAAAGCGCATCGCCCGTGGCCTTCCCTTGCTCGTTGACACCCAAACCGGGTTTCATCGGCTGTCTACCTGCGAATCCTGTGACCGGTATGATATGGAGAAAAGCCGGTGTCAGGAATGTGGTTGTTTCATGAAGACCAAAACGCAACTCGTCGCGTCAACCTGCCCCTTAAATAAGTGGTAGCAACATGCGTCACATAGAACACGAGTCGTTCAAGGCAATCATCGATGCGGCTGAGACGCCAGTATTACTACTGGTTGTGTCAGAAAACTGCGAAGAAAACACCCCGGTGATGCAATATCACCTAGAAAACATGATGGCGAAGCATCCGAAAGAACGAGCGGTATTACACTCCCTGTGTATCCCAGAGGTGGACATGCCGTTTCCTCGGCCAGCTACCCCAACCCTGTATTACTTTCTTCCAAAGAACCATACTCCGGTATTTTGGCGACATAATACCTTTTTGAGCAAGCTAGAGCAGGATTTGCAAGTTGTGTATAAGATGATGAAGGACAAAACGACATATCGCGAGGCAAACCTTACTCCGGCAGAGTACGAAAAGTTCAAGACAATCGAAAAGTTTCTCGAAGACGAAAAGGCGGTACTCAGTTCCTACCCCGTGGATTTCCAAGAGTCTCGAAAGCTGGCGCGAGAAACATGGGAGCAAGCCAAACGCTCAGATCGAAAGTTGCCAATTCTTTCAACTATCCGCGTGGGGTATCGTCGATACGCTGAATGTCAAAAATGTGAAAAATACGATAAATCAGTCCACCGCTGCGGGGAATGTCTCTGTTTCATGCGAATTCGCACTCATCTAGAAGCTGAAAAGTGCCCCTTGGGGAAGTGGTAGTTTGTATAAATAATTGGGTCTAATCAATCCCCAATTTATGCCAACCACGAAGAATATCGTAATAGATCAGGGGTCTACCTTTGATTTAGATGTGCTCATTGTAGATGCCAACAGAAACCCCGTAAACTTGACGGGTTACTCCTTTCGAGCATCTATGCGAAAGACATATTTTTCATCCACGGCAACAAATTTCACCATAACCCCGGCGGAAGACCTGACGACAGGTCTCTTCAATCTGGCTCTTACCGCAGAGCAGACCAGCGCCATCAAGGCGGGTCGATATGTCTATGATATTGAGATCGAAGACGAAGACGGCGTAGTAACCAGAGTATTTGATGGTATTGCTACCGTTACACCAGAGGTAACCCGATAATGGCACTCATCGTACAACAATCCGGTCAAAAAAAGATAAATACTTCCATCCGAAAGATTGATTATGAACTGATCAATTTGGAGGAGTTGAAGAATGTCGATGAAAATGTCAATGGGCTTCAGGACGGGTATACGGTTGTGTATGATGCCGCCAACCGGCGCTGGATTACCCGTAGCATCGACGGGTTGCAAGAAATCGACGGCGGATTCTATTAAGATCGCAAGTTGTATAAATAATTTTCAATATACCAACTTTCAGCTAGATACCTATGCCAGCTACCTTCCGATATAGCTTCGATACCGCAACTGCTGCGTGGCCGGGTAACGGAGAGATGAATTTTGACTCGAACGTCAGTTCGAGTATTGCGTATGCGCGTCTGGATTATTTCGATTATTTTGGAAATGACATTCGCACTTATCTACGCACGATTCCATCATCCGGCACAATCACCGTACAGAGCGTAAACACCCCGGCGAATATTGCTACCTTCAATATTACCGGGGCGTATTATGACGAACCATCACAGACGGCACTCGCTCCGTTTATCTCATATGTAAGCGGGTTTACGGCCTTCTCAGATGGAGAACTAGTCGATATTACGCTGCCGATTGACGGACCAGCCACAACAACGACTACAACCACTACCGCAGCACCAACAACGACCACTACCACAGAAGCTCCGACGACTACAACAACGTCAACCAGTAGCACGACGACCACCACCACGACCGCATCACCAGTTCTTTTTGAGGTAGATGCGTCAGATAATGCCTCGTATTCTGGCTCAGGCTCTACTTGGTTTGATATCTCTGGGGCAGACCGAGATCTTACCCTCGCGGGAACATTTTCTCACGAAATCAACGGCGGTTTCGGCCAGTTCGATCTGAATTCATCGGCCACGGCAACGTCCCCGCAGATGAATCTCTCTGGGTCTACGTCATTCACCATTTCTTCTTGGGTAAATCTAGAATCTACAAAATCTGGCGATAGAAACCTGATCAAAATTTTGGGTGCTAATGATAAGGTAGAGATAAGAGCATTTGTTCCGGACTCTTCATTCAATTCTCGCGTATACTACAGATTCAACTCAGTAGGACAAGGATATGAATCACAGAGCAGTGTAGTATCTAATGTGTATAATGAACAATGGGCACATGTAGTTTTGGTCTACAATCAATTCCCATCTGGTGTCTACACACAGGGCGCTGTTAAAGTTTATGTAAATGGAGTTTTGCTACACGATGCATCTGGGTTTCTACTTGATAAAGTTTCAATTACTGATGGATTCTTAAATGCCGGACCTAGAACAGATATTTCAGTAATTTTCTCCGGTGCTGAATTTATCACCCGCGCTAAGATGACAAATACGTTGTTGTCTGATGCTGATGTCACTGCGTTGTACAATGCTGAAGTTGGAGACATGCCAACCATTAGTACAACCACGACCACTACGGCAGCACCAACAACGACAACAACAACCGCAGCACCAACAACAACCACGACCACCACAACTAGCAGCACAACTACGACAACAACCGCAGCACCAACAACCACAACCACACAATCACCGGGAGCAAGCATGGCAACAACAATTCAGATTAAGCGTTCCTCTGGCGTCTCAGCACCTTCAACCGGTATTCTTGCAGAAGGCGAGCTTGCCTACTCACAAGACCGCTCGAACGAAGGCGCTGGTGCGATTCTGTACATCGAATCCGTAGCGGCAGACGGCACCACCGCAGTCGTAGACAAAGTCGGTGGTAAGTACTACACGAATACCGTAGACACCTTCTTGGCGCCGAAGACCGCGTCAGTAGCGGCGGCTTTGGTACTTCACGAAGCTGGCAACAACGGCTCAAACAAGGTTTCTTTGAAGGCTCCAGCGGCGTTGGCGGCTGATATCAGCTACACGCTTCCGGCCACCATCACGGAAAACTACTTCCTGAAGACCGACGCTTCAGGTAACATGTCATGGGCTGAAGTTGTATCAAGCCTTTCAATCAGCGGCGACACTGGCTCAGACAGCATCAACACTGGCGAAACCCTTGACTTCGCTGGCACTGCGAACCAGATCGCGACAGCAGTAACCGACAACACCGTAACCTTCGCGTTGACGGATGACGTAGTCCTCGTAGGCGACTTGACTGTCGGCGGCAACGACATCAAGATGAACGGCGGCACCACAGCGTTGACCTTCTCAGGTTCAGGTGACGTAGCCGTCGCGGGCGACCTGAAGGTTGGCGGAAACGACATCCTCGCGTCAGATGGCACCACAGCCCTTACAATGGCTGGAGCCGATGTAACTGTCGCGGGCGACTTGCAGGTTTCAGGTAACGATGTGAAGATGGCGGGTGGAGTAACAGCCTTGACCTTCTCAGGTTCAGGTGACGTAGCGGCTGCTGGCGACCTCAAGGTTGGTGGCAACGACATCCTCGCGTCAGACAACACGGTAGCGATCACCCTCTCAGGCGCTGACGTAGCGGTTGCGGGCGACCTTAAGGTCGGTGGAAACGACATCAAGGCGTCAGACAACACCGTAGCCATTACATTGGCTGGTGCCGATGTAACGGTTGCTGGCGACCTTCAGGTCTCAGGCAACGATGTCAAGATGGCTGGTGGCACTACGGCCTTGACCTTCTCAGGTTCAGGGGACGTAGCCGTCGCGGGTGACTTGACGGTAACAGGCAATGACATCAAGTCTTCATCAGCTACAGCGATCACCCTCTCAGGCGCTGACGTAGCGGTTGCTGGCGACCTGAAGGTTGGCGGAAACGACATCAAGGCGTCAGATGACACCGTAGCGATCACCCTCTCAGGCGCTGACGTAGCGGTTGCGGGCGACCTGAAGGTTGGCGGCAACGACATCAAGGCGTCAGACGGCACCACCGCCATCTCACTCTCAGGCGCTGACGTAACCATCGCGGGTAACTTGACGATCAACGGAACAACCACCACGGTCAACTCCGTAACCGTAACGGTTGACGACAACTTGATCAAGTTGGCCGACAACAACACCGCCAACTCACTCGACACGGGTGTATTTGCGAAGTATGTCGAAAGCTCAACGGACAAGTTCGCGGGTCTCTTCCGCGATGCGTCAGACAGCAACAAGTTCAAGCTCTTCGTTGGACTTGAAGTTGAGCCGACGACCACAGTTGCGACAGGTGATGCCTCATATGTTCGCGGTACACTTGAAGCCAACCTCTCAGGTGGTACGATCTCCAACCTCGCGTCAGACCTCGCGGTTGCTGACGGTGGTACAGGCGCCAGCACCTTCACCGCAAACGGTGTACTGTACGGTAACGGCACCGACCCGATTCAGGTAACTGCGGCGGGAACCAGCGGTCAGGTACTTCAGGTCAACGGCTCTGGCGTACCGGTCTTCGCCCACTTGGACGGCGGCACGTACTAATCAAACGCACGGTGGGGAGTGGAGAAACATGTCTCCCTCCCCACCAGTTTGACAAGATTGAATACATGAGATATCTTTAGTATTCACCTTTCACCTGACATCATATCATGGACCAGCAACAGTTTATCAATGAGTACATCAACACGCTCGCCAACAACTACAAGCAAGCTTGCATCGACAAGGTCATGCTTGGTACACAGGTTACCGTACTGAATCGACAGCTTGAAGAACTGAAGGCGTCAGTGAATGCGCTGGAAACGAAGTTGAAGCAAGAGGCAGAAGCCGCGAAGCTCCCACAAGTAACCCAGCAGCCAACCGCAGGAATCTCAGTTAAGCCACCAGTTATTGTTGGCGAAGACTACTAAGAAAAAGGGCACCGAATCCGGTGCCCTTTTTTTATTTCATAGTGTCAAGGTGTGTGTGGTTTTGTGACCACATTGCACGTGAGGATCGACCATCACTCGGAACCCATGTATCTTTGCCGTGTTACAGAAGTCCACATCTTCTGACACGGTATAGGCGTGGTCAATCGCGGAATGATATCTAAAGTGTGGATATTTCAGGATTTCAAACACCTTTCGTTTCACCAAGACGCAACCAAATCCACACGCATCAACCTCAAACGGCTGCTGTGCTGTGATGATCTCATCGCGAGTCAAGTTTCTCATAGAGAGATCGGCATGAATATGTGGGCGGGTTCGAACATATAGCTCAGGCTTCTTTTCTTCAGTGCGTTGCACATACACGCCACTCACAATATCGCTGTCAACGCGCAGCAAACTCTGAAGAGCATGTGCCGGAAGCACCATGTCGCTATCAACTGAGAAGAGATAGTCATACTGCTTGGTCAGCACCCAGTGTGCTATCAGATTTCGGATTTGATCAATCTGATATCCGTAGAAGTACTGAAAGTCCACCTGTACCCCATCTGGAATCTGTAAGTCATAGATGCTTTTGAAGGTGTCCACTTCAATGTATTTCGCAGTGGGGATTGCTAACAGAATGCGCTTAGGGGGCGAACCGGTGCGTTGAGACAGGACGAGGTTCGCCGTAGCAGTCTGCTCTGTCGCATGCACTTTATAGTCATTGATCGGATTGACATCATTGTACCGATACCATACATCCTTCACGACATGAATTTTCTCTGGGTCTGCGCGTTCAATGGTTTCGTAGAAAATAATGGTGTCTCCCCCGGCACGAGCCCACTTTCCATCAATCTGAAAGGTCTCAACTGGGATAGATTCAAAGAGACTTTTCTTGAATGTACGTAGGTGCGTGTATGGCATGTTCCACGGGAACAGATGCTTTCGATAGGAGCGCGTCTGTTTTACTTCAGGGGGATATTCCTGTGCAATCAATGGAATCTGGTCAGCCTCTGACCACATAGAGCCATAGGTCAGTTCTGCACCCTGTACATAAATGGCATTGAGCTTTGACAGGATTTGATTGTCAGGCATCAAGGCATCATCCCCATCTAGCATGACAATTACATTGGACGAGTTAATCGACGCATCTTGCATGACCTTCACATAGTTGTAGACCGACCCCATGTTGTCTTGCCGATGTAGCAAAACAAACCTGTGACGAATATCACTTGGCAGTTCTGCAATCGTCTTCTGTGCAACTTCATAACTGGAGTCAGTTGAAGCGTCATCAACCAAGATGTGCGAATAGAATGGATAATCTTGTGCCGCAACCGATTGAATGCACTGCGCAATATAGGACGCTGCATTATAGAACGGAGAGATGATTGCAAAGGTCTGCTCTGCGGGTAACTGTGGAAAATACCGATCCTCTGGATTTGTGAAACGACGACCAAATACTTGACCAACGCGATAGTTGATGTGAGAGACAGCGCGGAATTCTTCCGCAGAAAGATATGCATTCCGCACTTGGCAGAAATGCTGCTTCCATTGCAGCGCAACCGACGACCAATCAGCCACATCATGTACACGACTACACGTATGTGCTTTTTGACTGTATAGATAGGTGTCACGTGCTGCGGCTAGTACCATATCAACGAACTGCTGCGTCTGACGATGGGCGTCGATATGAGGAAAGAGTGAATTCGAAACAATCGGATAGTCGATCTTGTAACATGCGTCATCAATCGCAGTCTCTTCAAGAGCGCCAAACCGATTCGTCAACACTGGAGTATTGTACGCCAAGGACTCCAGCGTAGAGATACCAAAGGTCTCTGGGAACGCCGCAGGATAGATAGTGAATTTTGCCTTGGCGAGAATATCTGCCACTTGCCACTGTGGAATTACGCCAGTGAAAGTGACGCCCAGATTCTTCAAATCTGACCGGGTGCTGAGTTCTCTCCACTGAATCTCTTGGGCGTCTGGCGGGGCCGTGCCATTACGGTAATACCCTCCAATCACCATCAGCTTTGCCAACGGAAGGGAGCCCTTCACTTTAGGCCAAATGTCATTTACCAAGGGCAATAATCCTTTGGTCACCGACGCATTATATACATACAGATTTGGATCTTTTTTCGAAATGTCAACAAAATCATGATAACGACGGATTCCATTCCTTGTCACGAAAATGTGTTTTTTGAGCACCTCGAAGTTTCTCCGAGGACCATGAGTGCAGGTAGTCACATAACTCGTGTGGAAATCCGACAAGGTGAAGATCTTGTCAATTTTTTTCTCCACCACAAATTGTTCCAAAAGATCATCCCCTTGACAAAAGGTGTCGTGCATCCACAACACCTTATATGCAGCAGCATCTCGCATTTTGCGAATTGCAGCAGGGAGCCCGTACTGTTCCACATTATCAGCAAATGGAAAGACTGACCGGCTAGAAATCAATACATCATATGCGTCCGGAGAATGCAGGGACAGCCACTTCAAATCGCGGTAGATCACACCCGATTCTGCCACCTGTTCATAGGTAGAGGTATCAGCGCTGTTAGAATTGTACAGCGTCACGCGCATACCCAGCTTTTGAAGCTCCTGTGCCATGAAAATGGCGGCAGACTCCGAACCACCGAGTCCCTGTGTCCGAACTGTCGATTCTGTGTATGGCAGTCCTATGGTGTCCAAAATGGCAATTTGCATCTGTTCTCCTATATAAATAGACCGCTAGATCTCACTGGGTGTATAAATATAGCATGGACACTGTCGTCTGTCAACCCAGCCGTTATATCATGAAATCTTTCCCTATATATGAGGATGCCCATGGCAAGCATAAATGTGATGAGAATAAAGAGATCTGACACCCCCGGTAAAATCCCTTTGGTTGCAGACTTGCAGCTTGGCGAACTTGCGGTAAATACCCATGAGGGACGAGCGTTTACGGTAAAGGAAATCAACGGCGTAAAGACTGTCGTAGACCTCGGTATGCCGGTTGAATATGCAACCGTTTCATCTTCTTCCATAGGCAGCGCCGTTAATTTTGATGTAAAGTCTAACGCTACGCTATATTACTCGTCAGCCGCACAAAACACATGGACCTTGAATGTGCGCGGCTCCTCTGCGGTTTCGTTGAATGACTTTTTATCAACAAATCAACAAATTGAGATCAGTCTCTTCACGAGAAATGGAACTACGGCGTATGGTATTACGCAATTCTTCATCGACGGGGTAGAATATTTTCCTCTGTGGGAAAATACCGATACACCTACACCAAATTCAAACTCAATTGATTGTTATATGTTCAAGATTATCAAGACTGCGGCCTCGCAATTTTTGGTGTTTGCGAAATTCTCTACACACGGGTCAAACGTCACAACCACAACGACGACCTCTACGACCTCTACGACCTCTACGACAACGACGGCTGCGCCAACCACTACCACGACTTCTACGACGACCACAGAAGCGCCAGCAACCACCACGACCACAACAGCCGCTCCAACAACGACCACCACAGTTTCGTGTGTGTACATGTATACACTGACTGGTCCGTTCTCTACCGCATATGAAGCGTGTGTGGCCTCTGCTGCGGCAGATGTGACGCTCTATCTCGGCAGCGGTTCCCTGTATTACACTGATAGCCAATGCACCACCTTGTTCACTGGTAATGGCTATTATCTCATCGACGGAACTTCACCGAAACAGTATATCCAGTTCAACTACGGAACTGTTTCATCTGGTCCGTCTACCTGTGCTTAATTGAGGTTATACATGTCAACCACGACGACTACCACATCAACTACAACCACGACTACAGCAGCCCCCACTACGGATATCCGCTACATCACGGTGCGGATAAAGAGGTCGGCTGTCCCGAATAAAATCCCTACCGTAGATGATTTGGAACTTGGCGAGTTGGCATTAAACACATACGACGGCAAGCTCTACACATTAAAGTCAACCGGTCCAGTAAAAACCGTTGTGCATCTCAGTGAAGGTAAGACCTATACCGCTGGGGATGGTATCGAAATTGACGGCACCACGATCAACAACACAGGCGTCACATACATTTCCGGTGGAGATAATATCTCGGTCACAGAGAACACCGGAAATGTAGTTGTCTCGTTTGACGGTGTGTTGGGAATTGATCAAGGTGGCACTGGAGAGACTACTGCGAATGCCGCATTCAATGCGCTGGCTCCAACTCAAACTAGCCACGCTGGTAAGTTCTTGCGGACAGACGGCAGCGACACTGAATGGGAAGAAATCACGGCGACTTTCTTAACCGATACGTTGGGTTTCACTCCGGTAAATAGAGCCGGGGATACCATGCAAGGCAATTTGAACTTTGCAGAGACCCATCGTATCACAAATCTCCCGGAACCAGAATTAGGCAACCAACCTGCCACAAAAAATTACGTTGATAACGCAATCACCGGGTTACACTGGAAGCCCTCCGTTGCGGTATTTGCAGACAGTCATGTCAATCTATCGGTTGGCCCATGGACAATTGACGGCTATACCATATCGACGAATGAGCGCATACTGTTAACCAATCAAACCGCAGATGCTCAAAATGGTATCTGGGTGCTTAACAGTGACTCAACATTTTCTCGCCCAGTAGATGCTAATAGTTTCGAGAAGCTTAATGCGGCTGCCGTGTTTGTTCAGCACGGCACTACCTATGGCGACACGGGGTGGGTTCAGGTAACACAATTAACATCATTCGCTGGTCAAGAATGGGATCAATTTACCGGCGGCGGCAGTCTCAGTGCTGGAGAAGGTATCAGCATTATCGGAAACGTCATCTCAAACACTGGCGTACAGCGAGTAACGGCTGGTACAGGAATATCTCTCACGGGCGAAACCGGAGAAGTTGATATTTCGCTAGATGGACCGGTCTCCATAGAAAATGGCGGTACGGGTGAGACAACAGCAAACGATGCTATCAATGCACTTCTTCCAACGCAGACTGGGAAATCTGGTGGCATATTGACCACAGATGGTATTGATGTGCGATGGCTGCAACTCGCGTCGGAGGAGTACGCCTCGGCAAACACCTATCATGTCAGTAAGACGGGTGACGATATCACAGGGGACGGCACTACACTTCGTCCATTCAGAACAGTTCGTCGTGCAGTCGATCTCGCAGGAATTGCGACTATTAACGATCCGATTGTCATTCGAATCGGTTCGGGGCGATACATTGAAGATGGTGATGTGTTGTTCCGTCCATGGGTATTCTTTGTTGGTGAACATCATCAAGATGTGCGCATCACGGCTGATGCGTTTGGGTTGCACGAAGATTTCGAAGGCACTGATGACCTTCGGTCTGGTGCGATAAATCTAACGCTAGATGGCCCATCACATTTTGATTTTGCTACGATTGACTCTGATGCAGGTAAGCTGTTCTTTGAGAGCGTCAATTTCAATTCAGCCTATGAAGTAACATCGAACTCCACGGTCAACCAGATTTTCGTTGAGAACGGATGGATGTTCAGCACCGTAGTGCTGCAAGGTGGAACGCACAACTTCAACGGCACCTACTTCTTTTCAAACTGCTTCATATCACAGGCTGCAACCACAGACGGAAATTGCATATTTACGAATGTGTCGTTGCAATCCGTGTCATTGGATATCTCGGATTTTGCGCTAGGAACCATAACGGCGTTCTTCATCAGTTCTCCGATCCAAGGATCGTTATATGTTGATGGTTCATATGGTGCGGTGCATGCCACATCAAACTCTCTTCCACCAAAAGACGATATAACCTTTATCGCATCTATTGCCAACCCTCCAGCAAGTTTAGTTCGTCTGAATGATGCATTTGGCACATTGTACGACCCCACCACACCTCAAGATTGGTTGGATCTTGGGGCAACATTATACAACACAGTCGGAGACTTGATTTTTGATGTCAGCAGTGCGCTTGATGCGAGCGTCAAATACACTGCGCAAAACTCGGCAAATTGGACCGAAGTTGGGCACACGACACCAACTACAAATAAAGACGCGATTGATATCCTAGTTGCTGAGAACTACGAGCGTTGGAAAAATCTTCGCACCGTCACGCAAATCTCCAGCAATATCACACTTCCCGCTACTGTCACTAGCCCATCACCTAGCTATAATCCAGACGAAAGCACTTCTGTTATTCTGGCGGATGCGTCAGTCGCCTCCATCACGGTCACCCTTCCGAACGCCGCCGACTGGGAAAAGAAGTTCTACACGATCAAAAAGATTGATGATACGCCAAATCTTGTGACGCTTCAAGCAGTGTCCGGACAAAAGATTGACGGGGACACTTCCTTCATTTTGTCTGGCCAGAATAACCAAATCACCATCATTTCAGATGGCAGTAATTGGTATGAATTGTCCTCGACGGCATCTTCTGGATACACCGGATCTCGCGGCGTTCCGGGTTATACCGGATCACAAGGAGAACAGGGCGCGAAAGGTGACATTGGGTATACGGGGTCGCAAGGACCGGAGGGGCCACCGGGTCCACCGACTGGTTATACAGGATCGCGGGGTGAACAGGGTGCCATTGGATATACTGGTTCACAGGGTATACCCGGACCTCCAAGTGGATATACAGGATCTCAGGGCGAACAAGGACCGATGGGATTCACTGGATACACGGGGTCTCAGGGAGTAGAAGGGCCGATTGGACCACCGGGGCCGCAGGGTCCAGCCGGTGGGTATACCGGGTCTCGCGGTGAAACTGGCTACACCGGTTCTCAGGGAGAGCAAGGCCCTGCTGGCGGTTACACCGGTTCTCGTGGTGAGATTGGCTACACCGGCTCTCAAGGTATACCCGGAGTTGACGGTGTGTCTGCTGGAACTACCTTCAAATACGAATATCGCAATCTTACATCATCTGCTGCTGGATTGGGTGAAGTAAATTTCAATTCAGTGAGTTTGTCATCTGCTACGGTGATCCGCCTTCACTACACCGATGCGCGATTTGTCAATAACAAGGACTTCTTCACGAATATTACGAGTGGCAGTTCTACCATTCGTGCGTATCTGATCTTCACCAAAGAAAGCGATCCTTCAACCTTCGCCATCTATTCCATTCTGGCGGCAGCAACGGATGATGTCACCAATAGCAATATCTCATACACTATCAGTTTTGTCTCTGGGTCATCGTCGATTATCTACAGCGATTCTGATCCTGTCTTGATTTCTTTTGTTCGCACTGGAGATCGCGGTGACACGGGATATGTTGGCTCCGTTGGCCCCATAGGATATACGGGGTCACGAGGAGAGTCTGGGTTGGTAGGCGGATCTACTTTTCCATATCAATATGACACTTCCGTGTTCTCTGATGCAACACCGGGAATTGTTCGTTTCACTTCAGTCAATTTTACAACCGCAGGAATCATGCGGCTCCATGATATTGATCGTGACGGGAATGACAACTACGGATTCTACACATTCATCAGCACAATCAGCAACACAAATAAAGCGTTTGTCACACTTCTAGATCGATCTGATTCCACGAATTTTGTCATTTTCAGAGTGACAGGAATGACATATGTTGGCCCCGGAGGATATTATCAGTATGATGTTCAGTATGTCACGGGTGTCACCTCTTTCACGCAGGGGACTCTTGTTGAGGTAAATTTTGTTCCCTTTGGAGACGCTGGCGCAACAGGTTACACGGGATCTAGTGGCACGAATGGGTATACGGGGTCCAGAGGAGAAATTGGATATACTGGATCCAGTTCAACCACCCTGACGACAACAAATGACACCACGACGGCATCGTTGTATCCAGTTATGGTGGCCGCAACGGGAAGCGGCCAATCTCCAAAAATCAATACATCAGATTTTTCGTTTGATGCGTCTACTGGAAAGCTTACCCTTAAGACGCTCAAGATAACAGGGGCATTGAACATTCAAGAAGCGTTCGAAGTGGTAAGCGTGGTGCCTTCAGGTATTTCTGAAGCCAATAGTTATTATGCCAACACACAAAGCATCGTGTATTTCACCGGAGACTCTACGGGAAATTGGACGATGAACTTCGTTGGAGACGGAAGCACCTCATTAAATTCAATCATGGAAACTGGTCAAAGTTTGACTTTGACGCTGTTAGTAACACATGGGGCTACGGGACATTATGAAACCGCTACATCCGTGGATGGCACTCCGATCACGGTAAAGTGGTTGAATGGCATATCTCCTGCTACCGCAACACCAAATACAATTTCTGCCTACACCTATTCTATCGTCAAAACGGCGTCGAACACATTTACGGTGTTCGGTTCTATTGCTCGGTTTGGATAATATGCCTACGCAATCTGTCTTGGGTCTTGGTGCGAGAGCGTTTCGTGGATATGGCGCTGCAACGACCACAACCACAACCTCTACCACCACAACGACCCCGCCCACTATCCCACTTGTATATCTAGATGCCTCCATTCCGGCATCATACGGTGGGTCTGGAAGCACATGGTACGATCTTTCTGGAAATAACAATCATGTGACCCTGTACAATATGTCATACACCACCGATCTCGGTGGAGGGTTTGTGTGCAATGGGTCCACTAGTTCCGCGTATGATTTTTCGAAGACGTTAGACTTTCCCAACAATGCGTTTTCTATTTGTACATGGGTCAAACAATATTCCACCTCGCCGTTTTATCAACGATATTTGTCTCTAGCGAACGAAAACGGAGTATTACGCTTGCAAGGTGGATCATACGAAATGTATGTCAGATCCAGTGGCACACTTCAATTTTTGGTCGCCGGAAGTGCTCCGTTAAATACGGCACAACATGTGTGCGGCATTTGGACAGGCACGACCTTGCAAATTTATGTGAATGGCACATTGATAGGGCAAAATACCGTGGGTGGCAGCATGATAGAGAATGATTTGACCTTCTTAATATCTGCGAATTCAGAGTCAATCAACGGGGTAATATACAACATGATGGTGTACGATGTAGCCCTGTCTAGCAGCCAAGTGTCACAGTTATATACCTCCACTTCACGATAAATACTAGAAAAGGCATTCACCCATGATTATCACCACCCGACAAGAACTCAAAGACTATTGTCTGCGCCGCCTCGGCTTCCCAGTCATCGAAATCAATGTTGACGATGATCAGGTGGAAGACCGTATTCAGGACGCAATCGATTATTGGAATGAATACCACTTTGATGGTGTAGAGCGCATTTTTCTGAAGGAACAAATTGAAGCCTCCACCCTCAAACTGGCCACACCAACCGCCAATACCTTCACGGTAAAGGAACGCATTGTCGGAGAAACCTCTGGGGCTCGTGCGGATGTGCATGCAGTCGCGGGGGCGGATCTATTGAAGATCAGAAAGGTCAACGGCGTGTTCGTGGATGGAGAGACGATCACGGGAGTTGAAAGTGGAATCTCTGCCAGTTTAGCGGCTACTGATGCGTATACGATCAAGAACTGGACTAGTGGAGAGTTTGAGGTCAGTGATGCGGTTACTGGCGTCATTCGTATCTTCAATCTCGGGACAGCGGGAGGAGTGAGAACTTCAACAAACATTTTCGATGTGGTGTATCAATTCCGGCTGAACGACATGTACAACCTGTTGTCGTCTGACCTCATCTACTACAGTCAGGTCAAGACCCATCTGGAACTCTTGGACATGATGTTTTCCGGGGTCCGCACCATACGATTCAACCGCAAGCAGAACAAGATTTCTGTAGATGTGAACATGAACGATGTGTTTGTCGAAGGCGATTATGTCGTCTTTGAAGTCTATCGTGTTCTGAATCCCGCTGACTGGTCAAAGGTGTATAATGACATGTTCATCAAGCGGTACGCCACGGCGCTGATCAAACGCCAATGGGGAAGTAACATGTCGAAGTTCGATGGGATGCAACTCCCCGGCGGTGTCGTGATGAACGGCACGAAGATTTATCAGGAAGCTGTGGATGAGATCATGAAGTTGGAAGAAGAAATGCAGAGTCGCTACGAATTGCCGCCGGACTTTTTCGTAGGCTAGACCATGCCCACCAATTTTTACTTTCAATCTGGCAACACCTCGGGTACGACAAATGAGCAGCGTCTTCTAGAAGACCTCATCATTGAAAGTATCACGATCTACGGCCATGATGTGTACTACTTGCCTCGCGTCTCCCAGAAGCAAGACAACATTCTCGGGGAGGATGTGTTAAGTCGCTTTGAAGAAGCCATTCCGATTGAAATGTACATTGCGAATGTACAAGGCTGGGAGGGAAACGGCGAACTGCTGTCCAAGTTTGGTATTCAAGTGACCCATAACGCCACCTTTGTGGTGAGTAAGCGTCGGTGGGAAGATACCGTGGGCGCCAGCGATCTGTTGCAACTCGCGTCTCGTCCTGCGGAAGGCGACCTGATTTTCTTTCCAAAGACGAACAGCATGTTTGAAATCAAGTTCGTTGAACACTTGAACCCGTTCTATCAACTGGGAAAGATCTACATCTATAGCATGCAGTGCGAGTTGTACCAGCATAGCTCCGAAGAGTTTATCACCGGAGTTGATGAGATTGACACCAGCGATGATGCCGTGTCACAGAATATCTTCTCATTCCAGATCATGACAATGTCTGGAGGATATCTACTTGACCAAAATGGTTTCAGCCTGATCAAGGAAGAATTCTCCACAGAGCAGAATGTTCCATTCAGTGATAACCAGCGCATTGAGGCAGAGTCTCGCGACATCTTGGACTTCACGATAAAAAACCCCTTCGGTGAGTTGTAACCATGTTCAAGAAGCGTTTCTTTTATCACCAGCACATTCGAAAGGCGATCATCGCGTTTGGCGCGGTGTTTAACAACCTGCAAATTCGCAGAACCAACACAGAAGACGAAGTCACCCAAAGTCTTTTTGTGCCGCTGAGTTATGTGCCTAAGCAGAAGTTCATTGATCGCATCCGAGAGGTGCCGACAATTGACGACACCCGTCAGCCGTTTGCCATCACTCTTCCGCGCATTGGGTTTGAAATCACCGGCCTGTCCTATGATGCCTCACGGAAATTGATGGTGACGCAACCCGTGCGATCCATTGACGTAGAAGGATTCACCAAGACCGGGTATCGCGACAGCTTCATCTCAACTCCATACAACATCAATATTTCATTGAGCGTTTATGCCAAGAATCAGGATGACGGGTTGCAAATCGTTGAACAGATTCTCCCACATTTCAATCCGGATTTCAATGTCACCATCAACGAAATTCCAGAGCTTGGGGTGAAGCGAGACCTGCAAATTGTATTGGACGGCATCAACTACACGGATGATTGGGAGGGCGGTTTTGATAAGCGCCTATCAATTATCTGGGATTTGAACTTCACCATGAAGTTGAACTTCTTCGGCTATGTAAATGACTCCACGCTCATCAAGCGCACGATTCAAAATATATACGCCGATATGGAACTGAAGTCTGGCGGTGGACCAACAAACACGGAAATCGGTACTCGCATTACCACCGAAATCGATCCATTTGATGCTAACCCATTGGATCCATTTGAATATATCGTGCAGTTTGACAAAATCTACGGATTAGAATAATGAAATATACTGGGCTGGAAGAAAAATTGAATGTGGGAACGGAATTAGAAGGTGCCCCACAGAGGGCGCCTCTCGCGATTGGCTCGCCGCAAGAGGATCATGAGTTTGCGCGTGAAACCATGCACAACCTCATCCAGAAAGGCAATGAGGCATTAGAAGGCATCTTGGCGGTGGCGCGTCACAGCGAACACCCCCGGTCCTATGAAGTCGCGGGTCAATTGATCAAAACAGTGTCAGACGCTGCAAAAAATCTGATGGAGCTTCAGAAGATCAAGAAAGACTTGGAGACCGAAAAGAACCCCAAGAATGTCACACAAAACAATCTGTTCGTTGGCTCCACGCACGAGTTGATGAAAATGATGAAGCAACTTCCCGGAGAAGAAATTCTTGCCACGGAAGCAAAAATCGTGGAGTAACCATACATGGCCACATATAATGGAAACCCGAACCTTAAGCCGGTTGGGTATGAGCATGAATTTACACCAGAACAAATACGAGAAATCATCCGGTGTAAAAATGATCCCATCT